CATGATTCAAAAATTTTGTAGTGGTTAATTGTTTATCCTTCATATCTTTTTATAATTATAAAATTTTATATTTTTGAAGAAAAATTAATTTTTTGTGAAAATTTTTTGAAAAATTTATTTTTGTAATCTTATAATTTTTCAATTGAAGAAAACCATATTAAAACCAGTTTTAAATCAAAAATTATATTGTTTAAACATGATTCAAAAATTTTGTAGTGGTTAATTGTTTATCCTTCATATCTTTTTATAATTATAAAATTTTATATTTTTGAAGAAAAATTAATTTTTTGTGAAAATTTTTTGAAAAATTTATTTTTGTAATTTTCAATTGAAGAAAACCATGTTAAAACCCGTTTTAAATCAAATATTACATTAACAAAACATGTTTTAAAATTTGCAAATATATAATTTGTTCATCCTTCATAACTTTTCAAAATAGCAAAAAAAATAATTTTTTGTGAAAATTTATTGAATTTTTTTTTGCAAATTTTTGAAATTTTACTCGAAGAAAAACCATATTAAAACCCGTTTTGGCGGAACAAATATACCGTTAGAACTTGGTTTAAAATTCGATTATTTTAAAAAAGTATTTATATATACTAATTCAATTTTTGGAAAAATAAAAATTTTTTGCGAATTTTTTTTGAATTTTTTTTTGTGAAATTTTGGAAATTTTCGACGAAGAAAAACCATGTTAAAACATGTTTTGGCGGGAAATTCATAGTGTTAAAACATGATTTTAAAAAAATCGGGTTTTATAAAAGTATATATGCCTACCAATTCAAATTTTTTAAGTTAGTCAAAATTTTCTCTTTTTTTAGGAGTCAAAAAATGACTTTTTTGGGAACTTTTGAGAGACGCCAATAACTAGGTATGAAAAACTTTGTTTGTGATACTTTTTTATAAGCGAATTTTGCAAATGTCATAAGGTAAATTGACTAGGAAAATTTACCTTATGACATTTTACTAGTCGTTCCTAGTTAAAAAAATCTCATAATTTTGCAATATTTATATAATTACTTTTTTTTTCTTACAAGACGCTTTAACACTTTTTAAAAATCACCATTTTTTGATTTTTTTTACAGTTTTCACATATGCGGAAAAAACGCTTTCATACATTTTTTATAAATTTTGAAGAAAAATTTGAGCCATCTTGGAAAATCTTAGAAAAAAAATATTTTTACACACAACAATTGTGTGTAAATTTTTTCCCGCGTACGCAAAATATATATTGGTATTGATTGATAGAGAGGGGGTCGATTAATATGTGTATATATAGGCTAATTTGGTAACTATTAAAGTTTATCATATTTGAAATACCAAACGAGGCCATAAATTTCATTTTAAAACGGGTTTGGTGGAGGTCAAAAAAATATTTTTTGCAAATTTTACAACAAAAAAAACCTATTTTTAACGGGTTTTTGAAATTCTGTAAAAATTAACTATTCTTCATTCTAATCTGGTTCTACATAAAATATATATTAATAGAATCTTGTTTGGAGTAAATATTTTTACTCTGTGAGGGTATTGTTATGAAATTGGTTTTATTTTCAAAATGAAATTTTCAGAGCAAAAAAAATCCCTGTTTTTAACGGGTTTTTGAAATTCTGTAAAAATCAAATATTTTTCATTTTAAACTGGTTTTGAATGAAATATATATTATTGGAATCTTATTTGGAGTAAATATTTTTACTCTGTGAGGGTATTGTTATGAAATTGGTTTTAAAATTGTCTCCAAAATGCATCAAAAAAGCAAACTTTGAGTGCTAAAAAACTGGCTAATTTTATGATATTTTGCAAATCTGTAGTAATCAATAATTTTTTGTTGTAATCTGGTTTTGAATAAAATAAATATTGTTAAAACCTTGTTTGGAGTAAATATTTTTACTCTGTGTGGGTATTGTTATGAAATTGGTTTAAAAAACTTGTTTAATTTGCATCAAAAAAGCATTCTTTAAAAAAATCATTAAAAAAACTCATTAAATCAGATATTTTATTTAATCAGTAAGAATTGAATAAATTTGAATTATACCATGTTTTAATGATAAAATATATCATTTTAAACCAGTTTTAACAAGAATTTTTATTATCCTTAATCAGAATGCAAAAACATATTATTAAAAAAAATAGCAAAAAATCATTAAAATATCTCATTAAATCAGATATTTTATTTAATCAGTAAGAATTGAATAAATTTGAATTATATCATGTTTTAATGATAAAATATATCATTTTAAACCAGTTTTAACACGAATTTTTATCATCCTTAATCAAGGTCAAGCATATCAAAATTATTATTTATAGTATCACTCGATTCATTCATAATAATATGCATCATTATGCAATATAATGCAGTGGCAATAACATGTTTATCATTTTCATCAATTGAACTATGAAATGAATTTACAACATTATAAAATGAATTGCAACCATATTTAATTGAACTAACCAATGATTTATAATTTTCATTATTTGCACAACATTCAATCATTGATAAAAACATAACAAAATTATCATCATTTGGGATTGAATCAAAAAATTCATTGGTGCATTCATCCAATATTTCAATATGATTCATTAATATTATACACTTGTAATACATTATATCATTTATCTAACACCGCACTTGAAAAATTTGATTTTTGAATAGTTAGATATGTCTGTTATATAAGTATTATTATTCATATAGTCTAATGAGCATTATTCAACAATTGAAAAACACAGAAACATATTGTGATCATGAAATTGATGTATTAAATTTTTGGAAAAACAATAAGGTATATAATACAATTCAACAAAATGAAATGAATGATAATAGTGGTGATGGTTATGATGATGATGAATATAAATTTATGGATGGACCACCATTTCCAAATGGTTCATTGCATATGGGACATATTGGTGTGGGTGCCATAAAGGATACTATTTTGAAACACAACCATAAAAAATACAAAAAATGTTTAAATAAATTAGGTTATGACACTCATGGATTGCCTATTGAATCCAATGTTTGTAAATTAATGAATTTGCAAACAAGGTTAGATATTGAAAATGTTGGTATTGTGGATTTTAACCAAATGTGTAAAACAACAATTCAAAAATACATTAATTCATGGGTGCCATTGTATGATATTATTGGTAGATTTGCCAATTTTGACAATGTTTATAAAACCATGGATGCCAACTACATGGAAACAGTTTGGTGGTGTTTTAATGAATTATGGAAAAAAGGACTTGTTTATAAGGGATACAAAGTTATGCCATTTTCATATGGTTGCCAAACACCATTATCTAATTTTGAGGCAGGACAGAACTACAAAGAAACACGGACTAGGTCAATCTATGTTGCATTTCAATCAAAAACTCAAAACAATAGATTTTATGTAGCATGGACAACAACACCATGGACTCTACCTAGTAATATTGCTTTGTGTGTCAATCCAGATGCTATTTATGTTGTGTGTGTTGATGAGAGTGGTAAAGAATATGTTGTTTGTGATAAATATATTAATAATTTACATATTAATATTGTAAAAACATTTGAATTAGGTATTGGTTCAACTCTTGTTGGATTAGAATATATTGCATTATATGATGTTATTGATTTTACATATCATAAAATAATTGCCGATAACTATGTTACTACAGAACCATCCAATCATGGCACTGGTATTGTTCAAATAGCACCTGCCTTCGGAGAAGAAGATAGTAGGGTTTGTATCGAGAATAATATTATTTGTGATCAACAACTACATTTGGTATGTCCAGTATCCGATGAAGGAACATTTACAAAGGGACTCTATAAAGATATGCTTGTATTTGATACAGATAAATTAATTATTAAAGCATTGACAACACAAAATACAATTATAAGGGAACAATTGTATGATCACCAATATCCATATTGCTACAGAACAGAAACAAAATTGTTATACAAAGCATCTAGCAGTATGTTTATTGATGTGCCAAAAATTAAAGATGATATGTTGAGATTAAATGCCACTATTTCTTGGCACCCTAAAACAATTGGTGAGAATAGATTTCATAATTGGATTAATACGGCAAAACCATGGTGTATTTCTAGAAACAGATTTTTTGGCACACCTATACCAGTTTGGATGTCAGATGATGGTGAAATGATGTCAATTGGTTCTGTTGATGAATTGATGCAATATGCCACTAATTTAGAATCAAGACCACAAGATCTACATCCGGAATTTATTAATAAAGTAATTTTAAAATCTCCAAGTGGAAAAATTATGAGAAGGGTTACAGATATATTTGATTGTTGGTTTGAGAGTGGGGCAGTGCCATATGGTCAAATTCATTATCCATTTGATAAGACACAAACACATATGATTGATAATGATAAACCATATTTGTGTGATTTTGTTGCAGAAGGTTTAGACCAAACAAGAGGATGGTTTTATACGCTATTGGTATTATCAACAGCAATTTCCAATAAGGCGCCATTTAAAAATGTTATTTGTTCAGGATTAGTTTTAGATGGTTCGGGGAGAAAAATATCAAAGAAAGATGGTAATTTTGTTGATCCGACAGAATTGATTAAAAAATATGGTGCAGATGTTTTAAGAATGCATTTATTGGGTTCTCAACTTGTTAGAGGAGAACCATTGAAATTTCAAGAACAAGATCTTGGAAAATTAAGACAGAGAATTATACCGCTAATTAATGGTGTGAGATTTTTTCTAGAACACTATATAAATTATTCAAATACACACGGAAATATAAATACAAATATTGTTATGGATGATTTAAATATTATGGATAAATGGATTTTAAATAAGATGAATATTGTTAAAAAATCAATTATTACATCATTGGATAATTATCAGATTGATAAAGCAATTCAAACAGGATTGAATTTCATTGAAGATATTACAAATTGGTATATTAAATTAAGTAGAGACAGATTAAAAGGGAATTGTGGATTGGAAGAATGGAATACATCATTAAAAACACTGTATAATACATTTATGGAATATATCAATGCATGTTCTACATTCATGCCATTCTTGAGTGAGCATTTGTATCATCATTTATGTGTTATTGATAATAAAAAATATTCACATGAATCAATCCACATGGCTTACTACAAAACAGAATATATTGAATACAATTTTGATGATAAATTATTTGATGGCTTGCAAACGATAGCAAAATTATTGAGACAAGTTAGGGATAAATCAATCAATCATACATCAGTCAAAACACCTATCAAATCATGTGCAATATATCATCATGACCAGAGTTATTTGGATAATTTAAAACAAATGATTGATATTATTCAAGATGAAGTTAATTGTATTGAATTCGAATTTCAGTTATTGGATGATGCCAATGTGTATTATGAATTTAAACCAAATAATAAATCATTGGGGACAAAATATAAGAAAGATGCTACAAATATTAAGCAATTTTTAGCCAATGCTACACAAGAATATATTTATGCAAATATGAATAATGTGACTTTACAATTGGATAATAATATTGTATTGCACAAGGATGATGATTATGAGATTATTAAGAAAAGTAAAATTACACTAAATTATGTTGAGTTGGATGATATTAAAGCAGTTGTTGATATGACATATGATAATGATACACATGAACAATGCCAAATAAGGAGATTTATTCGAGATGTTCAGAATGTCAGAAAGATTATGAAATTGAGACCATGGAATAAAATTATTGTGATTGTTCAAAAGAATCATCTTATGAATGTTTTTGAGAAACCACAATATAAGATATTACTACAAACAAGATTGGGAACTAATTGTATATATCAAGATGAGAATGATAATTATGAAAAATTTGTATGGGATAATATTGATGGTTCATGTGTTGAATTGAATTTTAAGATTGTTGAAGAATGATTTTATTTATTATTTCACCATTTTATTTATTTTGTTTGGTTTTAATTGAAATATTTAATAAGATGGACTAATAATATGGAACAATATTATTGTTATTTTTTGCATAATACAAATGATAAATACAAAAATCATACATATTGTGGATATACAGTTGATCCAAAGAGAAGAATAAGACAACATAATGGGATTATAAAAGGAGGGGCAAAAGCCACGACAGCTTTAGGCGATGGTTGGGAAATGATGATGTTGATGACAGGATTTAAGACAAATAATAATGCATTATCATGTGAATGGAGATTGAAACATCCAGATGGTGGTAGAAAGAAAAATAGTAAATATAATGGAGTTAATGGTAGAATAACAACATTGAATGATGTTTTAATGCTTGATTTATGGACACACAAATGTGATATTAAAAATAGTGAATGTGAATATATTTTATATGTGAAAAATATATTGTATGATGGAATAAAAATAAATGATATACCAAAGAACATAAAAATAGTTAATATTGGTGATGATGATATATTGAAATATATATGATAGTGTATTATATTATATTGTATTATCTTGTAACATATTCATTATTGCAATGACAATAATCATTGGAATAATTTTTTGAATATTTTTTGGCATGTTTTTTGCAACAGTTTATATCATGACGGCAATTATTTTTTTGGAATAATTGATGTTCATGCCAATTTTTGCATAGCATTTTGCCACAAGCGAAACACCAATCTTTAGTGCAACCTTTCCAATCATAACCAGAGTGCGAATCACTATAACCACAAACAACATGTGAGATAGATGGATTAGCTAAACATTCATAATCACAATGGGGGCATTTTTTTTTAATTTTATCATGATGAAAATATTTTTTAATATCAACAACTTTTTTATCATTTGAATCATTATGCCGAATAACAGGAGCCATAGGTTTATTTTTAATAAGCCTTTTGAGTGTTTTAACATGTGTTTGGTCATTCATTCTTTTGCATATTTTATCAAATATTTCATAAGCTTCTTCTTCATACTGGCAATTATTTATTTCATTTATGTTATGTTTTATAGTTTTAAAATCATGTATATTTTCAAACTTTTTACCATTTATCATACTTATCATTATATTTCTCATTTCTGGATTTTTTTTGCAATATATGTCAGTAATAAAATAAGCATCTAAAGATGATTTGCAACCAGATAAAATATTTTTTATTTGGTCATATTTAATATCACACAACACATTCATAATATGGATATTTGGTTGGAATATTTAAGTATTATTATTTGTGGGTTTTATTGTGTTTTTTTGATTTGGTTGTTTTATTGGATTTATTAGATTTATTTTTATTGTTAGAATTATTTGATTTTCTTGGATGCAATGTTTCATCTAAATCTAAACTGGAACTATCACTGTCATCAACCAGTTCAACAGATGATTTATTTAGATTAACTACGACATGTTTTTGTTCTTGACACTGTTTTTGTTCTTGACACTGTTTTTGTTCTTGACACTGTTTTTGTTCTTGAATCTCATGTTTAGTTTTTTTCATTTCATTTAATTTGTGTTCAATATGTTGTCTATATTCATTTCTTTGATTGGGTGCCAACGTGGCGAAATCAAAATCACCACCTAATGACTGCTTCATGTTGGCCATTAAATTCATCAATTTTGATTTAGGCATTTTTTTCATGGTGTCATAAAATTCATTCAGATTGAGGTTGTGTTTAAAATCTTTTAAATTTAATTCATCAGGTTGTGTTACATTTTCGAGTGTTTTATGTGCGTTTTGTATGTGCATATCAATAGTTTCATCTAAATCGTCTGTATGTGTCATTTTTGTTAAAACTTAGTATAGAAATATTATAGAATTTTATTTTTTTTCAATTTTTTGTTTTGTTGTTTTAAAATATTATCTTTGTATATGTTATAATTAATGGGATATCCAGATCTAACCTCCGTATTGTCCGTAGGAGCAGCCAAAACAGCAGAAGTGTCAACAAGTGCCACAAAATCAGTAGCCAGAGTTATTCTTGATGGTGTATCAGGAACACCAACACAAGTAACGACAAGTATAATAATTTCAGTAAATGATATTAAAGCAGGGATTGTATTTGTCAGTGGTGATGTCACACTCACAACACCATCAGCATCAGGCATTATTAACCAATTGCCATTGAGCGTTGGTCAAATGTCATCATTTGTGTTATCACAAGCACCACATGTTGGTGTAACACTTGCAGGTGGGACAGGTGTATCTATTTCTGGTGCCGTCACTGTTTCTGGCATCACTGGTCTTTCACGACAAGTTTATATGGTGAATACAAGTGGTTCAATCGCAATGTTTGCATAAATAAAATAACATATTGTATATTTTTTTAGCAGATTATTATATGTATAATATAATAATATGTATAGTGCAAGTGAAATTATAACAAGGACTACTGCGGACAACGCGGTAATAACACAGTATAAATCATCAACAGGTGATGTAACACTTGGCAGAACAACAATTAGTGGTGGTCTAACTGTAACAGGAACCACAATAATAACAGGATTATCATTAGGTGATACAACAGTTTCTGGCACACTATTAACACTTTCTGGTTCCACATTGGGTGCACTAACTGTTAGTGGAACATCGGTATTAAATGGTTCAACAACAATCAGTGGGGGATTAACGGTATATGGCACAACATCAATTACGGGATTATCTTTGGGAAACACTGTTGTGTCAGGAACCTTATTGTCACTCTCTGGTTCCACATTGGGTAATCTCACGGTCAGTGGAACATCAGTATTAAATGGTTCCCTAACAGTCAGTGGTTCAACAACAATCAGTGGGGGATTAACGGTATATGGCACAACATCAATTGCAGGATTATCTTTGGGAAACACTGTTGTGTCAGGAACCTTATTGTCACTCTCTGGTTCCACATTGGGTGCACTAACCGTTAGTGGCACTGCTACTTTAAATAGCACATTATCTGTCAGTGGTTCTCTATCCGTCAGTGGCACAACAACTCTAAATGATACATTGACAGTCAGTGGTTCATCATCATTATATATCTTGACGGTTAGTGGAACAACAACTTTAAATGATACATTAACTGTAAGTGGGGCAACAAATTTAACTAATACATTAACAGTCAGTGGAATAATTGATTTAAATAATGATTTAACAGTTACAGGGGTAACAACTATAAACAACACATTAACTGTTAGTGGAGTATCAACATTAAATAATGATTTAACAGTTAGTGGTTCATCAACATTAAATAATACATTAACAGTAAGTGGTTCAACATCATTATATAATTTATCCGTTAGTGGAACTGCCTTAATAAATGGTAATACAACTATTAGTGGAACTTTAACAGTCAGTGGATTACAAACATTGAATCGATTACCAAATGTAAGAGTTACAGCTACCGCGATAAATTCAAATATCAGTATTACTGCTGCTGAAATTGCAGGAGGACTTATACATGTAAACGGCTCTATAACTATAACTTTGCCCGAAGCATCTGTTATTATATCCGGTTTGGGTTTATCAGTTGGACAAATGGCTACTTGCATATTTACACAAACAAGTAATAATACATTTACATTGATTGCAGGTACAAATGTTACGCATGTTGGCATCATAACAGAAGGTATAGCAATTTGTGCATATATTGTATGTACAGCATCGAACACAATCACCATATATACATAAAAAATTGAAATTATCATAATATTATATATTCTTATCACAATATATGTCACATCAACATATTGTGATGCTATCAACAATATTATTTACTTTTGGGTTACTTTTATGTACTCAAATATGTTCATCAACAAATTATTCATATATCAATATGACAATCAATACGCAACAAACACTATCAAATGCGGAAAATGTTGAGATAATTGGATGTAATATATCGGGACAGATATCAATTCCATCAGGCAATGTTACAAATATAACAATAAAATCAAATAATTTTAACTTGAGTGTGGGGACGAGTGTATTTATTAATTCAATTATCATGACGAATGGAAATTTAATATATGAAAATAATAAGTTTTACAGTATGTATTTTGTGTCACAAAATTTTATAAATTCAAAATTATACAATTCAACAATATTGGTCACAAATAATATATTTAATAATGAATATGGAAAAAATATAAATTATGGTTCAATATACATGAATAAATGTACTCATATTTATAAAAATAATATATTTAAGCGGTTATTATCAAATGATGCAGCAGCGATATATTATGATTCATCATCTTTGTTTAATACTGTAATCGATATATTTAATAACACCATGACACTACAAAATTCAACCCGTGGCATTATTATTAGGAATAGCGAATCAAATGATCTCATATTTAATATGATAAATAATAATATTACTACACAAGCATATAATGATAAAATATCAATAGTGTTATTTCACAGATCGCATCTAACTATTAAAAGACACATGAACAACACCATAATAAATGTTCAAAATAACAATATTGATACATATACATCAAATGGTACAATAATGCAGTATGACATTGCATATGTAATCAACACAACATTCAATATAAAATACAACACAAAAAATTTCAATATTGATAGTTTGATAGTTAGCAAAAATATACTCAATCAAACAAATTTTATTGTCAATGTTTTGTGTAATAGATTATATAGTGATTTGTATAGAGTGTGTCCAGCAACACATACAATATCATCATCAATAATTCCATCAACAACTAAACAATTAACTAATTCACCGAGTATTTCCAATGCCATTTCACCATCAATAACATTATCAGAATCCAAGTCAGAATCATTATTAATAAATAAATCTAATGTTATTTCGCTATCAAAATTAATAACAAAATCAGATTCAAACTCTGAATCATTATCAAAATCATTATTTAAATCAAATATCATTTCACCATCCAAAATTATAACATTATCAAAATCAGAAACATTATTGGAATCAAAATCATTATATAAATCTAGTATTAATACACAATCTAGATTACAAAATATAACACTAACAAAATCACCATTTGTAAAAATACATTTGCAAACTAGAACAATAATTATATCATCAACTAAAATATATAAACCATCCATAACACTTAAAAAATCATTAACACAAATACCACCTAAAATAGAAATTGCACAAAATAATAATGTGTTGCCAAAATCAGTTGAGACAACAATTAATACAATTAGTTCATCATCTGTGGCAATATCCACGATTGTTCAAACAAATATGGCATTGCAAACATCCAAAATGTATGCTACTCTATCGATGTATTATTGCAATGCAAATACAGACAGTGTATCGTATAGTGATTATCAGGTGCAACCATCAATAGGAACATCAAAATTTGCAAGATTAAATGGTTCTATATTATTTGCATGCATGATAATATACATAACATATATAATATGTAGTTTAGGATATTTGCAATACATAGAAATGCACCAATATATAATAAAGGTAGTAGCAATTGTATCATCATTTAGTTTGTCATATTATTCACCATTAATATTGAGAGATAGTATGGTGATAATAAATAATGATAGTGATAATAATATAATTTTAGCAGTGATTTGTTTTACAACAATATTATTACTAATAATGCATTTGTCATATATGATAATATTCAGTAATAAATTTGATGATATATTGTTTGTATCATATTATGGAAAATATTATGATGCATCAAGAAATAATGCAAATACATTAATTAGATCATATTACTTGATAGATTTAATAATAGCATCCATATTTGCAATAATTGATGGTAACAAACCAAGTTCTGGTAATTGCACTATCAATATATCTTGTATGGTAATAATTAATTTGGTATATTGTGTATATGTTTTATCATGGCGACCATATATTGGAATTCTAGAACAATTTTCATCAAGCATCAAATCAATATTACAATTATCAATGAGTATTCTAACATTAGTATCAGTTCTGTATTATGACATGATTTATTACATAACAATTCTAGTGTTGTGTTTAACATTGCAATTCATTTGTGACATGTTTATCATGATAGGCACAGAAATATATAAAAAATATTATTCATCAAGAAACAATATAAAAATTAATGAATCACATACATTAGCACAATTTGATGAACAACTCATGGATGAATATATGACATTACAAATTAAGGATGATTCAATGATAGCAATAGATATACAACCAGAATTAGTTAATATAGATTCCAATATAGATTCTAATTCAAATTCACCTATTTCATATGATAATGAAAATGAAAATAATATTAATGATACAAATATAGACAGTCTTGAGGATTCCTATACGGGTAGTTCATTGTCTGATATTGATGATGAATACAAATTACATAATTCGATTTTAAAACTGCATTTAGATTCTGATGTGGTATTGAAGAAAACTATTTCATCAAACAGTTTATGATTTTTTTTTATAAATGATGTATGGCCAAAATACAATATATATTATATATCATTTTATTTATCTCCAAAAAATAACAATATATTATTATTTTCAAAATATAAATATATACACATATGGAGAATTTTATAGAGTCAATAATTGACACAAACATTGAACCAACTATAATAGATGATTTTTGCAATACGATATTATCTAATATATTTGAAAAAACACCGAATGAAAAATCCAGAACAGAGGAAGATAAATATAAATATGTATTTAATGCTGACTACAAGTATATTATTATGCAAGAATCACATTGTTTGTTAGATTTTGCAATTAATAAATTTGGATGGACTGATGTGATACATACTGATTGTTCTATTTTCCACATTAAAAATGATTATTCTTCATTTTCACAAAAGATGAAAGATACAGTGACATCGTGCACAAATTTAAATGATACACATTACAGAAGCAAATACATTATATTTAAAACAATATCAACTAATGGATGTTGGTTATACACCACAATTGGAGTGAAAGACAGAAATTTCACAAGATTGAATGAATTAATTGTTAATCTTGAGGAAATCAAAGTGCAAGCAGAAGCAATTAAACAAGAATCAATAGCAAATCTTGCTACAACAACAAGTGAATTGACAAATAAAATAGCGGATGCAAGTGCCAAATTATCACAAGATTTAACAATTGTTGATGCAAAAATTGATACAAAATGCACTGATTTAGCAAACCAAATTGAACATTGTGATGAATCAGTTAAAGAATTGAAAAAAAATATTTCCACACTTGATGCCAATATGGTGACTAATTTAAATACAGTGGCACAAACATCTTTGGCGGCCATCAATGCATTGACAGAAGTTGTGAATACCAAACTTGATGCACTCAAACAAGATTTTTCTGGTAAATTAACTGTCGCAGGCACAGATGTTGATACAAAAGTATCTGCACTATCAACAAATGTATCTGAACAACTCGTACAAGTAACTGCAAATACACAAGAAAAATTAGATGCTCTATCAGTGCTTGTCAAAGAACAAATTGATAATACACTTTCAAATGTTGCCACAGAAATTGCATCAGTGAATGCAAAGATTGAAACAATTAAAGCAAGATTTGATTTGGTTGATGATTTGGGTGACAAGATTGATGAAATAACTGCATTCTTGTATCCAAATGGTAAAGACATTGTGAGACATTAAATATATTTTTGTAAAAATTAACAATTTGATTATTCAAATGAATTATCGAATCGGTTGCTAAATATTATTATGTTATTATTTATTATTATTATTTATTTGTATGAAATTAAAGAATCAATATCTTTCAGTATTCCATCAACATCTTTATTAAATTCCATAATTGTTCTCTTTTGTTTAACACTTTCAACAGATTCATAGAACAATACTTCAATATCTTGGTCAAAATTCTTGAATTCTCTGAACATTTCAATAGCATACCTTAATTTCAAATTGTGTAACAAATCGGCAGTGATGGCTTTGATTGCGGTGCTATAGAATATATCAACAACATCGGCATAACATTGTGTGGTCAAAGTTCTGATATCATCTGTTGATGGCATGTCTTGTTTTTCAATCATTTGTGCCACAGTAATACCAGTGCCAAATGATTGAATTGTAACTTTTGGTGAATTTTCAATGGCATCACAATTGTCTTTTTCCAAACATTGGTTCAATCTGTTTTCAAGAGATACAACCACTTCTTTTTTCTTTAATTTGTTTTCGGTCAAATATGAACCAATTTCATCTATGATCAGTTGTCTTTCAATAATAGCTATGGCGGTCTTTGCATTGTTTGACAAAATACTATTTGTTGTCTTGATAATAAATGCATGCAATTTTGGAAAATCTTTAATTTGAAATTGATATGAATTTAATTTAGTTGGATACAAATCAAGTGTCTTATCATTCAAGAACATCTGGATGGTTTCCAAAATTTTAGCATTAATTTGTTCTATACATGACCATGCATATGATTTCAATTTAATAACTGGTTGCATTTCTTCATCAGCTAATAAGTTTTTGAGTATTCTAGAGTGTTTGTGAGATGTTGTTGGTATGTATTCTTCATATGAATCAATTATCTTCTGCAATTTATCATCTGGCAAATTTGTTTTGCTAAATGGATCCAATGCATTAACTTGATTCTTAAAATTATTCATAATAACTGTCAATGCAGCACCCATATTATGTTTTTGTCCAGTTGAATCAATTGATGATACAATTAATTTTTCCAATATAGCAATATTTGTATCAATAAACAATTGTTTTTCATTTTGTTTTTCTAATTCTTCATTAATCTGAGGACATATTTCAGTTAATTTTGATTTAAATACTTCTAATCCTTGTCTAATCGATGACATAGAATCAATCAACATATTCATATGTCTCCTTTTGCAAAATTGTGACAATTGTTTTATACCATATCTCTTACTTGCAACAATTTGTGATTTTTTACCATAATATTCAGAATACCAACTATCAGTATCATTTAAATTATTAACAACAAAATAACCATAATCTAAATTTACACTTGGACCAAATGTATTGGAACCAACACATTCATCAAATTGTTTTCTATCATCCATATTCATCAAATCTGGTTTTGTCATAATACCAATAGCTTTGATTGTTTTATTATCTTCCCTAATTTTCTTAATAATAGGTAATGCTACATCAGTTTCTAAATCCAATTTAGCTTGCATAACCAATAAAACTAATGTTCCAGTTTGTGTAATTTGATCTATTGTTAAATTCTTAATATCTTCAACTATATTCTGTTGTTGTCCCTTATCACCCCTTGCCATTGTTACCATTCCGGGGAGATCAATTAATAACATTGGACTAACTGTATGAGATTTAATTTTAATAGTGATAGGTGATGTGGATATAGAGAACTTTGATGATGTTATTTTCTTGGTAATATCTTCAATCATCTTTTTAATAGTGCTATAATTAAGACAAGCTAATTGGCATGTATAATAATCAACAGAATTACCATCACGTACATAAGATATATGTAGTGTTTCTTCCGATGGATACAAATGTGATATTTTTTCCAGATGTATTAAAACTGGTGATCTAGTAACCATATTATTACCAGTTGGCAACAAATCATATCCAATCAATTTATTAATCAATGTGCTTTTACCAGCAGTTTGTGTTCCTATGACAACCATTCTTGGCACATTAATATTAGTCAAATCAATTGGTAAATCATCATATGATGTAGCCTTATTTTTTAGTAAATTAATTTCTGATGATATTCTTATCAATAGGTTTTCTTTTGATAACACAGGGGGCTCACACATATCAGACACAGATGGAGAACCAGTAGTTTCATCTGATTCAGAATATTGATCGTGTGTTGGCTCACTAATAATAGTTTTAGATTGTCGTCTAGGTTGATTTATAACTGTATCATCTGAACAACATGAAATGCCGAAACAACTCATATATTGTATATATATGAATTGCAAAATATTTATATCAACCATATATTATTTATCTATATTCTGTTATAACCAACAATAATTGATTTAACATTTCCCATAAAAGTTATTTTATAAAAATCAATTAATTCAGCCTTTCTTATTTTTTTATATACGCTTACTAATAATTCATTCATATCAAATTTATAATATTTTTGTTCAATTTGTGAAAAATAGTATTGTGCTAAATCGGATACATTATTCATATCAAATGTTAAAGGAGTTACACAACCATTTACATAATCATTAAATATATCATCTGACATATTATTCAATACATCAACAAATTGTTTAATGAATTTTTTAGTTCTCTTTATAATTTCATCGGGTGTTCTTTTTGGTGATTGAACAAGATATCTATAATAATATGTTGATATATTAGGATCACCAACATCTGTGCATTTGGCATTAACAATATATCCAAATTTTTCTTTTGTTCTAAGTGCGTCAAAATATTTATCCCCAATCATATTCTCCAACAATTGCAACATACAATATTTATAAATCCAATCGGGAGTAGCACAAACATTGCATTTAAATATTTCAATATAATATGATACTGCAACATTTTTTTCATATTCGGTTTCTGATGGCATGATACATGGATCTTGTGCGGAAACAATATCTTTCATATTATTTAACATTACCAAATTTGGTTCATATTTTTGTTTTGACACAAATACATTAAATAATTTACTCAATTTAATAGCCCCAATATCATCCATATTACCGCATACCAGCATTGTAACATGTGTTTTATTTAAAATAGAATCATCCATAATATTTACAACACTAGTTTTTGTTATATTGTCATAACATTTCAATCTATCATGATTATCATAATATACACAACATGCGTATTTTAAAAATAAATCATTAACTTTGATATATGGATTTTTATGTATTGCATTTTCATCAGCTTTTTTGTATTGAAATAATGTTAAATTATATATAACATCATCTATATTTTTAGCCATTAAAGCATCTACAATAAGTTTGCATACTTCATATATTTTACTGCTATATCCTTCAACTGATATATACAATCTTGATTCTTGCACAACAACACTTGAAACAAAACCAATCATATGACACATTTGTAATTCATGTTTAATCATAGCCATCACACAATTTATATATAACAGTGTTTTTGTGTATGTTTCGCAATTTTGTATAATATTTGGTATATCGACTTTACAATATACAGATACAATAGGTATTTTTACAATATCATAATTTGTTGTTATAGGCAACCAGAATAAATCAATGTCTGATTTTATTTTTTTAGGTTTAGTGTTTTTGTATTCAATGTCAATAAGTTTAAAATTAGATGGCATGTATTTATTTATTTCAGGTATTTTGAAATCTTTTTTTATGTCTTTTATACAATCATAATTTACTTCAATAAATTCCTTATTAATTTCATATTTGATTCCATAATGTTTTTCAACCTTTGAACATTTATTTAATGGAGAACTTATTAATAGAATACTTTTGTTTGGTGTCATCAGAGTAAATATTTTTTGAATGTTATTATGAACATCATTATAATCATTAATTTCAGTTTTGTATGACAATAATTTATTTAAATCCATTTTATGATAAGCATAATATCTAACTAAATCAAGCACAACATCTTCTGGTTCAAATACCAAATTGTATGTAAAATTATTTTTTTCAATTGCAATGAATTCATTATATAATTGTTCCAACTGTGATTGTTTTAGTAAATCAATATAATGATAGATGCAATTAATTATTTTTTTTCTAATAGCATCTGTTCCACCATCTTGTGTTAAAATCAAATCAAATCTGAATATACATTTATCACCAAATTTATCACCTAATTCAACTTCAAAATCGGATATGTAACCAGTTTTTGTTAGAATATGTTTTAGGGTATTTTTTCCACCATGCCCTAGAATATGCACCAAAAAATGCAATGTTGTGATATGTTCAAAAGGGAGTTCCCATAGAATTGTCATTCTTTCAGTGTTTTTGATAGGGACAAGATGAATAGTTTGAGGGGGGTTAAATATTTGTCCTTTGACATTTTTATCAATAAAACTAATAAATTTATCTGATGGTTTAACTTGTGAGAAGAGTGATTTGATATTATCAGATATGTTTTTATTACAATAAACAAAAAGTGTCATAATTTCTGGTGAATAATATTTTTCATAGAATTCTCTAACTTTTGATGCTAATTTATCATCATTTACTAAAGTTTTATTATTACCGGTTCCAAAATTTTTGTAGGGGTGTTTATTATTGCACGCTTTTTTAATTATTTCTTCATGTCTCCATGCATCATCATTCATATTTTTTTCATGTTCATCATTAACAGCATTAACTTCTTTGGAAACAGAATGTGGATTTAATAATGGTTCTATAAAGAATTGTGAAAAAATATCAAGACTTTCATTTAAAATTTCTTCTTGTGTGGTGTAATAATAACATGTTGTATCATGAGTTGTGAATGCATTTGATGAACCCCCATGAGTTAATATGAATTCATTGAAATAACTTTCTTTTGGATATTTTTTTGTCCCCATAAATAACATATGTTCAAGAAAATGTGCCATGCCAGAATATGTGTCAGCCAAATACCCCACATTGACAAACATGGCCACACAACATGATGGTGCCTTTTCATCATTTATCATAAATACTTTTAAATTATTTTCCTTCAATACAAATGATTCATATGTTCTATTATCAATTGGTGATTTTATTACTAATGACATATATGTGTTAATTATATATTAGTAATATTAATTAAAATTTTCATTTATAAATTAACAAATCACATATCACTACAACACTATCAACACTATCAACACTATCAACACTATCAATAAAAAAATTTGAATTATAAATTTCCAAATACACTATCATATAACATACATAATAACAATATGACAGGACCACCAATTTTTGACAACACAGAAACACCATATATGTATATGAAAAGAGTTAATGAATACTTGAGGAATTTAAAATTGCATGATTATAAATGCATAATGAATTTTGTTAATGAAATTGATTGTATTCCCAATATAAAATATAAAAGTTTGTGTGAATTCAAGGGAGTTGTATTTGGTGCAAATAAAAATATTGTTAGAAAGTATGGTCCACAAATTTTGAAAGATTTAAATTTGGAGGGTAAATTTGATTTTGATAAGGTGAATAAAAATAGCATAAGTGTATTTCTATCATTGGTATTGGAAAAAATTGGTTATTCATTAATTAGCAAAAAAACTAATGAACAAGTATGTTATACAATAATTAACCATCCTATAAAATGCAATAAAAAATATGACAAACATAAAGAACAACAAGTTCATGATGATTAATTGACAATGCTAATATTAATTTGTTTTGTGAATACTTTAGGTGTTTGCAAATTGAAGAAATTGACAAACATTTTTTTATTTGTTTTAATAAATTTATATTCATACATCAAATCACCATCCTTTTTGTCTGAATCTCCATCACAAGGAATATCATTAAACAACAAACATTCGGCAATTGTTGTGGTATCTGGCACAGTGATTAAATCTAGATCAAGTGACGATGTGATATTTATAAATTGTGCTATAATACTGTCAAGTGTTTCAGTGCATGCAGTATATGTTAATAATTTACCAATATTTACATCATTATTGCATTTAACAACATAGAAAGACATAAAATCAATAATATTATTATTATCATTCAAAATAACATATGATTTAACATGTTCATGAGTTAAAAAGTATTGAACAAATGATTCTTTATCATGTTCTTGGAAAATATTAAATCTATCATTCCATGCCATATAAATTTTTAATGCTTCATCAACATGTGACATTTGCATAGGCACAAACCTACTGCAAATTTTATCTGATGTTGAAAACATTTTAACAAATTTATTGAGTGTTTCTGGTTTGCTATCTTGCAATTGAATATGTTTTAAATCATATATTTTTTTGTAATTTAATGGCCTACAATATTCCCTTACAATTGATGTTGGTGTTGGCACACATCTGTTTGTGCAAAATATACCATTATTATATCCTTGTTGAACACACAATCTTGTAAATTCATCAATCAATACAAAACACATTTTTTTCTTTCTGTATTTTTCTTGGGCGCACAAAAATACAACATCGAATAATTCCATTGATTTAGCATTAAATATTGTCATTTTCTTTGGTTTTCCACCAATCAATCCACAAATCTCATTATTTTGTTTTGTTACAATCGCCAATACAGAACCCTTTGGACCAAGCAACCATTTTACATATTCTGTTGTATATTGAGCACTTGTGCTAAACTTTTCATTATTATACATATATGTGTTTAAAAATGTAACAATATTTGCCAAATCATTTGAGTTATATAAATTAAGAAGTTTCCAATCCAATGATGATGGCAGTTTCAATTGTTCTTGAGAATATACTTTTCTTGTATTCAATTGTTCAATAGTTTTTACTTGTGTTACAATCTCATTGTAATTTGTCACGGGTTTATTATTCCAAAATGATGATGTATGTTTTTTACCTTCTGATACACTGTTCGGACAATGTTCCATAATTATACTGTATCATCATTCTTTATTGTTTATATATAATTCATCATTTGATGTATTAAGTATGAATGTAAAATATTTTTGTCCAGAACCAACAATATTAAGCATCAATGTGTTATCATTCGACAATGTTATTCTATATGCACTCTTGACAGATGCTTCACTTGTAAAAATAGTTTTTTTGGTATTATCAAGTGATGTCAAAAAGAAAAAATCATACAACGACACCGTCGAAAAAATACTATTGATGCATGATATTGGAATATCACCAAATTTTGAGAATGAAAAAACGATGTTATCATATTCATTTGAACTATTATAACTGCATACACTATCATCATCACTTTCACCCTTCTTTTTTTCAAAATAATAATTATTGTAATCTTCACCATACATTTTTTTATTGTTTCTATATTCCATCATTTCATCATCACAATCAGAATCACTTTTACATTTTTCATCATCATCTCCTTCACCATCTTCATCATCACAACTAATACTTTTTTTAACAGCATTTTTTAATGTTTTTTTATTTTTATCATCAAGATGTCTAATTTGTCTATAATCAACTGCACCACCATCGATAACTATATATTTCATTTCAATTGGTTCTATATTGATTTTTTCATTTCTCTCAACATACAACCAATATATCTTATTCAAATATTTAACAAATATATTACCATAAATATCATGTGATATACTCAAAAGACTGTTATTTAATACAAAAGACATTGTTGATATATGATATTATATGTATTAATATCAATAAATTAATTGTTCAAATTTTTATTGAAACTCTTTAATATTAATATTCAATATCAAAATCAAAATATTTATTGAATGGTTTGTTAGTGTAATAAGAATAAATAATGTCGAACCATACAATTGGAGAAAAATAAGTTAAAATTTCTGCCTTCAAAACCAATCCAAAACCCAATAATATTCCAATGGTAAAAGTTGCTATTTTATGCAAAAGTGTATTTTGTTGAAAATTATTGTTCAAAAATGATAATAAATCCATAAAAATTTTTGGTCTTTTTTTTATACTGTTGTAATTTGTGTAGCAAAATATCATTACAGTTGTTGTATGATAAATATGATAAATATTAGATAATTGCATAATAATGTTACTTATATATAAATTAAACAGCTAATCAAATATTTATTTAATCAACTTTTTCTGTATAGAATTTTGTTTTTCCATTCATTACTTTCTTTATAGTTATAAATTAGATGTCTTTTGTAAAAAATATTGGTGTTGTATGAATACCAAATATCAAACCATGTAATAGGAAACACCAATGATAATACACCACTTTTGACAAAACAAAACATACATGAACCAATTTTGTTATATACATTTGTCGTGATTGAATATTCAGTAGCCATTCTATTTATTGTCTTCTTTAGCCACTTGATTAATCAATACAAATATATTCAATAATTGCAATCTCTCATCACCACAATCCATTAATTTTGTATCAGTGTTGCATAATTCTGTTATTATTTTTGATTTTGAAATATCTGATAATTTGCTTTGTATGATATGTTCATTTAACATAGCCAATATGGTTGAAACTTGATAGCCATTTCTGTATATATTTTGAACTATACCAACAATATCATTTACAGAACCAGACATGCATTTTGCCATTATTGTTTTTATTTTTTGGTCACTTATACCTCCAGTCATATTGACAATATATGTTGGTGTGATTGTATGGTTGCAATCAATCATGTATTTTAGATTTTGCAATGTTGCAATAGCCCTTCTTGCATCACCTTCTGATATGGTGGCAATTTGTTTTAAACATGCTAGATTAATTGTCATGTTTTCTTTTTGTGTAATTTGTGTTAATTTTGAAATAATCAGATTATCATTCAGTGGATTAAATCTAAATTTCATACATCTTGATTTAATTGGCTCAATAATTTTTTCACTGTAATTACAAATAATACAAAATTTAGATATATGACTGTTCTTTTCCATAACTTTTCTCAAGGCGGCTTGTGCTTCTGCAGTCATTGCACATGCTTCATCCAATATGATAATTTTAAATGGTGGTGATGGATAATTTGGATCAACACTACCAATAGCAATTTTGCAAAATGTATTAATATCATTTCTAACAATACCTATACCTCTTTCATCAGATGCATTTAATACTTTGACTCGTTCATCAATTCTATTATATCCAAACAATTGCATGGCGGCCGCTAAAATAGTTGATGTCTTGCCTGTTCCGGGGGACCCATAAAAAAGCAAATGTGGCATTTCTCCAGTTTCCAATGTTTTTTGTAACACTTGAATCACTTGTTCTTGGCCAAATATATCATGCAATCTCTTTGGTCTATATTTTTCAACCCATAACATATTGTCTCTTTTTTCTTTTATACTCGTCATTATGATGTATGAATATAGAAATATTTAATGTGTTTAAGCTATGTATTTTATAAATCAATTTTTATTGTTGTGAAAAATAAATAAAATTTACCACTCAATATAACACCTTGTCAGTTCTCCAATTGTAGAAGGAATATATGTGATTTTATTACCAAACAAACACAACTGACTCAAATTGTGTAATTTTGTAATGTTGTTTCATTGTGTGATATGTGTTATATTAGATATATTTGTGATTATTAGAATGATATATATTCAATTTATAAATAGTGGAATGAAAAAAATTGATTTTTAATTACATTCAATATATAACCATTTTTATGAACCAATATTATAATAATGACCAATAACATCATCGATATATGCTACGCGAGAGTTTCTACTCAAAATGTTTCACAAATGCCGTCTTTGAATATGCAAGACAAGTTATTGAGGGCACTGAATCGCGGTGATGTTATGGTTGAAATTCATTCAAGTGGAAAGAATGGTTTATCATCTAAATTTAAAACAAAAATACTTGAATTACACAATGGTATAGGTGGTAAAAAACAACAATGTATCAGACTGAATGTTACATCGATGGATAGACTGACAAGAAATTTTGATGATATTAATTTTTTGAAAAGATATATTAAATATATCTATGTTTTGGATCAGAATAAAACATATGATTTTAGAACAGATATAAAATTAATTGTTGAACAAATTACAGAAAATTCAATAGATTATGATAATATTTGTATCAGAAATCAACAATCTGTTGGTAGAAAGAGACCAAGAAATACTAATGAAGATAATATTTTAAATACAATTGTTGAAAGATGCAATAATGTTGATGAAATGATGAAAAATGCAGGTATAACTATTATGATGCTAAATAATCTACATCATATTATTCATATATCACAAAATTTAACATCACAATTTGCATGGCAAAAAATGTTCAAATTAATTAATAATATGCATATGCCAACAGCATTTATTGAAACCCAATATGCTACGGCAATAAATAAAAGAAAGGGTTATCCATATGAATTGAGAAGACGTGAAATATTTGACATTATACAATGTTTGATAAAAACAAAAAAATATAAAGTTGATGATAGTGTTATCAAAATATTTGTTAATGCAAACATTAGATATGGTCAAAAATTTGAGTATGATAATAAAAGAATTAATGAAAATATGAAATTATCAAATGATAAATGTGTTATTTCATAAATTTAATTATCCATTTTTGATTTTATTATTGAGAACAATTCATCAATTGTTCCATTATTATCAATTTCATGGTCAGTATGTAAATTATCAATTTCAATTTCTGATGCATGATTATCAGATGATTCATTTCTAATTTTATTTCTTTTTATTTTAAAAATAACACCATTATATTGTTTAACAAGTTCCAATTCATTGGCAAATCTAATATCAGTAATAACAAACAATTGATCAGGATTTTTTGCCAAATCTTGTCGAACTTTGTGTTCCAATACTTTAATCCAAATATTATTATGTATATTTGGAATAACTTGTGTAATTTGATTTCTAAATAAATCTGTTCCAACAAATTGCATAATGGCCCTTGGTGTTGTGCCCCAATAGGGATCATTAGCTTCTTTCAATGAACCATGCACTTGTTCATGTGAAAAACCAAATATACACTGGCATACTTCTTTTAATGGATCTGCATAAGCTAACCTTTTGTATCCATAGTTATTAACAAGAAAATTACCCACTGTGTCTTTTCCAGAACCACGCCGTCCAGTCAATCCAATAATACGGGGTTTAGTCATTTATATAATTGTTTGAGTATATTATGTTATATTACAAAAAGTAAAATAATCAATTTTTTATAAAATTTATCCATATATATTGTGTTTTTTTCATAATAAATATATGTATAACAAATATAGTTATTATGACAGATGTTGATTTAAGTAAAACAATAAAGAAAATTGATAAACCACAACAATCATTGCAATCTATGCCACCTAAATTAATGAAAAAAGTAAATAATATATTATTGCATTCAGATGCAAAAGAAATGAAAGATAATAAAGAAGTGAAAGATGATGTCATCAAAGCAGATAAATCAGAACATGCAGACATACAAAACCCAGAACAAGTATCTAATGAAGTTGTTTCAATAAATACATCATCATTATCTGTTTTCGGTATAATTATGCCCAAACAAACATTATATTTGATTGCAATTATAGTATTAATAACAGGGATATTATGGTATGTTACATCTCCACCAAACAAACAAGACAAGCAAGATAAACAAAATAAAAACAAAACAGAAGAAAATGAATGATTAATTATTGCATATTGCATTGTTTATTATTGATTTGATTTTGTTTATGTTTTTGTTTATATTTTTCATAATTTACCATATTTACACAATTATCATAAACAATATCTGTGTCAATATCATAAGATTTTTTAGTTAGAATTTGCCATATTTTTTGTTTATTACCTTGTGTTAAATCAATATTGCATGGATGTTCAACATTGAAAGACACAAGTAAATTACCTTCAACAGTCATACCAAGATGTTTCACCATGAATATATCATTGTGGCGTATTGGAGTAGTGTGATTAATTGTATATGTTTTATTATCCAAATGTTTGAATGTTCTAACAAAACCAATGATTGATTCTGCAAATGATAAATCAATATTCATAATTAAATCATTGCCATCTCTTTTAAATGTTTCATGTGGTAATCCAGATACCATTACAACAACACTGGTTCTGGAATTATTATTTGTAGCATTTCCTTCATCGGGAATTATAATTGGTAGGTCAAATTGCAAACCGTGTCGAATATCGATTGTCAATTCGACAGTTTCATGATGGAATTTTATACCATGACATTTTGAACATCTTGGTGCAGATGGATCAATGCCATCTCCATTACATATATTACATGGTATCATCATTGGAATTTTACCACCAACTATAGCACAACGTGCACCTTTACCATTACACATATCACATTTAACTGTTTCTCGATCAACACATTTATTGCATTTTGTATAGCGTTGTATAGTGTGTTGTATGGTGGTTCCGTTATATATATCTTCGAGCGATACATTAACTTGTGTTATAACATTTTCATAATCATCATTGTCACTATTGCTATCTTTGTCATCACTATTGGTGCCATGTTCAAGTTCATAATCATAATGCTTTCTTTTATTTGGTTCTGATAGAACTTCATAAGCATGTGCAATTTGTTTAAATTTGGAATGTGCATGAGTATTACTTTTATCAGTGTGTTTATCGGGATGCCATATTTGTGCCAAAGAATAATATGCTTTTCTAATAATAGCTTGTGTGGCATCTTTATCGACATTTAGGACTTCATATAAATTTAATTTTTCAGATGACATGGTTAATATATAGTATAAATAAAAGTGTTTTGAAATTAAAACGAGTGTAATTCAATTTTTTTAGGTAATTATTTTGGTTGTTGGTGATGCGATTGATGTATTCATTATGGCAATAGATTCTGCTTTATTAATTTTAGAATATTTGAATTTTTTACATAGGGACTTGTTTATTTTGCGCAATTTAGTCAATACATAATGTTCATTCATGTTGTTATCAATACATAATATTTTCAAAACCTTTCCGACATCAATTAATGTATGAGTAAAAATGATTTCATCTGGATTAATGACTTCAGTATTCATATAAATATCTCTTATTTTATACCATGCATTGATATAATCATGTGGAATGAAATATGGAGCTTGATCCGTAATTAATTTATTAATAGCATTTTCATCTTCCATATATCGAATCATTTTAGGAACACTTAAATCATTCATCACAAAGATTTCAAATAAATGTTCATGACGATTTGCATTTGAAACTCCCAAAATATGTAGATTTTGTTGCATCACCTTATAATCTGAACCAAGCATCACAACAAAATCAATAAAATTGGTGTGTGTGAATGATTCAATTGGTTCCAAATCATATTTTGTTCTGAATTCATTGGTTTTGATTGTTAAATGTGATAGTATCTTATATCTGTCCAATTCATATACAGTGTTATATCTGAGTGAAAAATCTTTTAACATAATTGAACCACCATATACCAATACATCACTATCATCAGTAATAATACCACCAATGTTAGCATTGTAAATATTTGATATAGCAGCCAATTGTGCATCAGCTTCCATAGGTGCTTCAATTACATCACAACCCATTGCCCTCAATAAACATTTACATTCATCAATATCAGTATGTGACAAATGAAATGTTCGTTTGAACCATTTTGTATGTTCTTCGGATGATTTATCGCATATTGTTTCGCAAATATCTTGTGCTTTTTTCTTATTATGTTTTCTTTCATCAATTGTGATGCGCTTTTCAATTGGTTGTTTGCCGTCAAAAACAAATTTAGGATACATTTGTTTTTGCAACATGCCAACGACAAATGTAAATAGCGCAAATAAATGCCCAATTGATTTGCCATCTTTGCGACATAATTCATTTTCATTGTTGCGTCTCCCACGGCACTGTTTGTGAATAGTGTGCATGCCATCTACAGGTATGTTTTTCCCCCTATATGCGTCAAGTGATTTCTTAACCAAGCATGAGGCAATCATTTTTTTAAAACCCGTTATACCCATTATGAGTGTGTTATTGTATTATAAATAAATAAAAGAATCATATGATGTTCTAAATTCAATTTTTTTATGCAAACTATTATCATTATGCAGAATTACTAATCTTTTTGGCCTAGTGTTTCAGTGTATTTGTGATAGTTCGCTTTCGCCAAAGAGAGGCTTTGTATCGATATTTATAATATAATAACTATGCCTCAAGTATGATTCTAACGTATCCCGATTGACCAGTAACGTCCGAGGAAAATATTCGGATATTGATGTAAGAATCAAGTATAGATTCTAGTTTAAGTTCCCGTATCATAATCTCTTTATCGGGATTTTCGACCAGCACCATGGAAAAGTGTCGGTTTAGTTTTGCACAAATCGTTACGTTTTTGTTCAGTTGCACATCGCCCAACTTGTTGAGACACACATCTCCGAAGGTACCTATCTTGATATCTCCGTTCGCGTCCACGTCCCTATCAAACATCATTTCCTGCACCGCCGGTGTAGTTGCGTCGGGATTAAATACAAATGCAACAACTTCGCCGACGACATTTTTGTAAAAGTCCCGTACAGTGTTTGATAGGATCAAGCTCTCCTGCTTGGGTGTGTATAGCGTTCTTCATGGTACCTGTACGTAATTTATCAAGTGAATGATGCAAATTACCAATATAATTGTTTGCAATGTATAATTCAGTCAGTGTTGTATTGTTTGTGGTGACATTGATTGAAGTTATATAATTATTTGCAAGATTGATATGTTGGATATTTGGCAGTGTCCATAGATAGTCCGGTATATTTTCAATTTTGTTATTACTTAGATTAATGTATTTTAATTTATCGAAATTAGTAATCCAATATGGTATCTCAGTAATTATATTATTTGACAAATCTAATGATTCTAAATCTTTTGTATTATATCAATATGTATATAATTCATTTTTTCCAAAACACCAAATAATAAATACATTATGATAATTCAATTTATCATAATTATAAACAAAAATAAAATAACAAATATTATATAACTAGTTTTTAGTGGCAACATAAGAAACATTACATTTAAACATATTTTTTAGATTATCATGTAGTTTATTTAATTCGTATCCAATATTGTTGTGTGTGATAATTGTGTAATTGCGTAATGGAGATACCAATTGATTTTTACTATCACATGATTTATATTGTTGATTTAATACAAAGATATTATAATGATGACCAATACATTCATCCATCATATTGTGCAACTTTAGTATTTTTTGTTCAATATTTGATATGTTTGTTTTTGTTAATAATTGTTCATCATTTAATGTTTTTAAAATGAAATCACCAACATTAATTTTTTCATACTTCATTATTTTTACAAGTTCATTATATGATTTTAGAATAGTTGTATAATCAGTTGATAGGCATTTGGAAAAGTTTTGCAAAATATCTCTTGCACATTTACCAACACAATATTTATCTAAAAATGTAATTGTGTAATTATTTAATTTATCTACATTAGTGCATTTGAGTTGTTCATTATGTTGTTTTTTATCATTCATCTCTTTAGTTAGATATATTGTTCTCGAATTTAATGCATACATAATATGTGTCAGTATATATTCATATCCCTTATACAAATTATTACATTCAATATTATTTCTCTTACATACACCAATTTTTGTATCATCTTTGAGAAAAATTGCATTGCCCACTGTATTGATACATTCTAGGGCAATCTTTGGTGGTATAACATTTCTGACAAACAATAAACCCATAAAAGTCATAAAACCTTTATAATTATCAGCATTATACACATTGTGTTCATCCATTTTTTTATTAACATCCATAAATTCTGTAAATAATCTATGACAGACAGCTAAAATTTCATTGTGGAAATTTAATATATTGATTGCAAAATACATTGCTACATCAGCACAAATTTCTGGAATATGTTTAATGGTTTTAGTATCATTTGGATTGATTCCCTTGTATGCAATTGGACAACTGATGGAACACCTAATAAGTTCGGATGCAAGAAATTGTAAATTGGCAGGTGTTGAATAATCTAAATCGCGAAGTTTTTTTAAATACTCATCATAATTGTTTTGATTGATTGTATTGATACAGAATTTAACAATGTTTCTAAATACAATATCATTTGGATTATCTCCCTTTGTAATGCTCGTGATAATATCATTCAACACAGAGTCATAAGAATTTAAATTTGGCAATATATCATTCCGCATATTAACACAATATGATATTAATTGTGGTGGCAATAAATTATTAACCTCTTGATATTTCATTAAATCATTATAATTATAACTATATCTATCTTGTTTGTGAGTCATGGTATGATAATATAATATAACTTATTATTTAAATCAATATTTAATAAATCAATTTTTTATCGTTCAATAAAGCAAATAACAACAGCATCTGACTTTACTTGTTCGCCCATAGTTTGTGTATAGTGGTTGTTTATATGATTGTGCAATGATTTAATAAAATTATGTGTGTTACTAATTATAATTTTAGATAAATAAATATATGCATTATTGTTGTTAGCGGTGTTGTACATATTCTGAAATATTAACTACAGATTGTTTCCAAATTTTTGCCAATCCTTCTTCCAACATGTGGCAAATTTCAGCACATTTTTGTAATAAAAAATCCGTATTATTCAAGAGTTGTTTTGATGTGGCACTAATTTGTTCTTCATCTCTTTGTTTATCAGTATCATATATTTCTTCAACAAAATAATCAAATGTTTGTTTCAAATGATCATCCCAAATTTTATCCATTTTGCTATTATGGTTCTTTAATATTTCACATAATGATTGATTTGGTGTAGAATAGTTAAACTCAGAAACTTGCGTTAAATTTGCATTAAGAGTCATTATGTATGGTCACTAAATATATATAATTGTATTATTGATAAAATATGCAATATTACAATTTTTATAGGCTCAATAAAATAACTTGCTATTCAATCATTTGTTTAATTAATGTATCATTCATCTTAAATATGCCTCTTTTTCTACCATCTTCTTGGATTTGATACATAGGCACATATAAATCTCCTTCTTTCATTAATATAATAGCTTTATCTTTTGAACTATTTGTTTTTTTATTATTAATCAATTGAACATCAACATCATAATCATCATTGCAATTTCTTTCAACAACAAATATATTTAATCCATTTATAACTGGTAATATTTCTGTTCCATCTTCATTGCTATGTTCAATAATTATTTTCTTGCCAGCATTATTAAGTTCCGAAATGTTTATTGATTTGTCATCTTTCAAATCAATTTTAAAATCGCCGAACATTTCTTCTGGTGTTATATGTTTTGGTATAATTTTATGGCTTTTCAATAATTGATGTATGGCACTAAAACATGAATATGAATTATTATATTCAGACATTTTACCAACAGCAAACTTTGTGGAATCTGAAAAATTAAGTGTTTCAACACTATCATTAGAACCACCTTTTTGTTTATTAATAGATTTATCTTTCTTTCGAAATATATAATAACGCATTAAACTATTATATACATGGCACCCTTTATTAATTTCTGTTGGATTATAAAATTTACCCAATCGTCCCAACATAGGAACATCTTTAAATAACATGCCATATTTTTTGGAGAATTCTTCTGTAATATTTTTTAATTTATCAAATGTATCAGTATCAACAAGTTCTAAATCGCAATCGTCAAACAATTCTTTTTCAATAAATTTAGGATCAACCAAATATTCTGGTATATATGTTTTTTCAATTGATGCAATCCATGACATAAATACTTCAATACCTTGACCAGTTCCCACAATTGTATTTTCATCAAGATTTGTTATATTATATCTTTTAACAATATCATATAATGTGGTCTTTTGGCCTTCTCTGTTGGTGTATTCATGAGAATAATTATCTTTGTCGGCTAGTAATTTAATCACTTTACGGCCATCGAAAGTTGTGGCAGTTAAATAACCTCCAGCACGCAAATGATTATTTACATTAGTTTTAAAATTAGACCATGTTGTTGTATCCTTGAACATATAATGGATAGAGAACGAACAATTAATTCTATCAAATCTTGTTCTTTTACTTTCATCATTTGGAAAAAACTGTTTGATCAATTCTTTATTTGTTTCACTCATTCCATTCAACACTCTATATTGATCATTGTAATTCAACAAAGAACCAGCATCAGCTTGAAAAAAGTGCATTTTAGGCCATCCAGCTTGTTTTGTTCGTTGTTTTTCATATCTGCTAATTGCACCATCATAAGGATGAATAATACCATACAAATCAATATCTATACCAACCACAAAAGCGGTTTTGGCATAATTATATTTACTGATATCCCCACCTCTACCGACACCAATATCCAATACTGATAGTTGTTTATTATTTTGATATACGGGGCTATATATTGTATAAATAATGTTGGACTTTATAAAATTGTGATAATCTCTCATTTCTTGTGCTATATCATTTTTCTTTTGGTAATATGCATTTTCTTTAGCAGCGGATACAATCAATTCATGACTGATTTTTTGTTTAATTGAACCTAATTTTTTATCATACAAAAACATTCCTTTATCTGAATTGTTTCCCTTTGCTAAATCCTCAAAATCGCTCATTAACAATGGATTTGTAATACTTCTCCATACCTTATCAGCGGTTGTTATGTAATTGCCATATTGTTTGCGATATCTTTTGACTGCTTCAGTTTTATCAAACCTAGTTCTGATAGGGACCCATTTAAATTCTTGTGGAACATCCGGATTATTATTATAATAGAATTCAACAACAGTTTCATCCATTAAAATATTTCCATCAATATCTCTAGCTTCACCATCAACTAAAAACAAGTGTGCCAAATGTAATGATTGGTCACTTTTGAATAATACTGGTTGTTCATGTGCAAAGTTTGATAGTTTTTGACCAACATGTAAATTGCATATTTTATATGGTTTATTTTTAACATAATCATCTCTAGAATTATCATATACTGTCAATATTTTACCAGTATCATTATCCTTTTCAAACATAACATAAAAATCAATAGAATTTTTATTTTGTGGTTTCCATTTATAATCATTCTTTTGATTATCTTGTTTATTCACTGTATAGACCTGTTCCAATGGTTGAAATATCAAACCATCCAATAAATATGGACATCTGATTTTTGGATCATTTGTATATGCACTCCAGATTAATGCAGAATATGCAAAAATTTCCCAATCTTTTGCTCCTTCACATTTAGTAAAATATTTTCTTCTAATCAAAGGATATTTTGTAGCAATTTTACTGTCGGTATTTAATGCCCCCATATATTTGACCAATTCACCATGGTAAAAATCAATATATTCATCAATGTTAAATTTAGCAGTCATTTGTTTTTCACTACTTTTGAATCCCTTTTGTCCTTCAAATATAAAACATTTCTCAATTACTTCATCAGCATATCCTAATCTACTAAATAATTTTTGTTCCTTTCTAACATCAAGTTTGCCAAAAAACAAACAATCAAATACTAAGAACATATGTCTGTTGTGTTCCTCAATGAAGATATATTCACCATCCAATAGGGTTCCATTGTATTTTCCTTTATTTGCATCTAATTTTAAACCAATATTTTTAACATGCAAGTTATTAGAAATGAGATATACATTTAATTCATGTATAATTAAAAAATAGCGTTCTCCATCGGCCTTATCTGTCACTGCATAACGGTTAGGCAATTCAGAAATATATTGAATTTCCAATGATATAGGTTGTCGGCCATGCAATTTGATATGTTTGCTATCGGCTTTTCCAACATTTTCCAATGATAAAATATTAGCATAAGCATCCAATATTTTACTTGCATGTGTATTAGTAATTATATAATTACTCTGTTGAACAATCTTTGTTAGTATTTCTATTTCTTCCATCATTTTAGCATACAATTTAGTAGTATCATTTGATTTTGTTTCATTTGTTCCATATTCCACTTCCAGTTCATGATTAGATACAGTTGAATTTAGTTTTTTATAATCATTAGTTGTTTTTGTGTATGTTAAATCAATTTGAATATATGTTGTATCAATAGAACCATATACCAATAGTGATGTTCTTTGTTTTAATCTGTATGTAATCTTATTGATGTTTGTTTCATCCAAATTTTTAATGATATTTATTTCTTCTTTTGTTAATTCTGATTCTTTTGACAACCTTGCACGCAAATCTAAATCATCTATATCAACAGTTTTACTTTGTGTCTTAATTTTTTTCATAAAGTGTATATTTTTATCACCCTTCAACCATAATTTTACAAGGGAACTAAATATGACATGATTTTTCAACAATGATAATTTTTTCAAATATGAATTAATATTATCATGCCCCTTGATACTTCCTCTTATAACAATGGAATCACTTAAATTATACAACAAATCCAATGTATCAATTGGACCGGTCATAATATTAACATCATCATCCGCTCTATGTGCAAAATATTTCAACAAATTTGAATACATCTCTTGTGTCAAATATTTCCCTTTTCTATTGAAAAATATAAATTCAAATTCATCCCCCTTCTTAGTGCTATTAAACAATGATTCAATCTGTTCAGTCAATTCTGGTTCAATACCAATATCACTCAAAAAATCATTAGTTTTAGCATTATTATGTTCTTTTTTGTTCATTACACCCTTGGTTTTATTTTTGGACATTATTAATATAATAGTCTTGTATAATTCTTATGTATTTATTATATATTCAATTTTTTGTAATGGCTTTTGCAGAATGAATGCAATGAATGGTGCAAAGGTCATTGCAAAAAATTGATAAAATAAAAGTCAATATAATTATATAATAATAATGTATTATAATGTCACCTAAAAAAAATAAAGAAATTGTTGTAAATAAGACATCAACGGAATTATCTAAGGTTAAACAAGCTAAACAAGAATCATCATCAGATAGTGAATCAGAGTCATCAACAGAATCTACAACAACTACTACAACAACACAATCCAATGATAGTATGGCAGAACCTGCATATTTCCCTATATTGTTTGATATAACAGAAAAATCGACAATATTTTCTGAAGAACCAATTATAAGATATTCAACAAATTTGGATTATCCGAAATTTTCATTAGGGTTTCATCATTTTATTCATGCAAGTAAAAATAAGATGGAAATATTGAAACAATTTGAGAACAAAAAGAAAGTATATTTAGTAATGAATGAATTTGAGAGATATGTTGATAATTATGCCGAAAGTATTGGTGATACAACAAAAAAGTATTTTAGCAAACTTGGTAATGTTCCAGAAATATTGAGTAGAGGTTTTTATAAATTGTGGGAAATATTATTTATGCATGATTTGATAGATTTGAAGAAGGATAAATTTGTTTCAATTCATTTAGCAGAAGGTCCGGGGTCATTTATTCAAAGCACTATGTTTTACAGAGATATGTATTGCAAACAAGGTGTATCAAAAAATGATAAATTTTACGCCATTACCTTGCATGCCGATAACAACAAAGATAAACAAATACCACCAGAACTTGAGGCAAAATTTGTTGAACATTATGAAAAAGAAAAGCCAAAAAGATTTACAATGCATAAAACATATCCTAAAAATGTTGCAAGTAATGATAAAACAAAGGATAATGGAGATTTAACAAATCCAAAAACAATTAAATTATTCAGTGAGAATGTTGAAAAAGCAGATTTTATAACTGCTGATGGAGGATTTGATTGGATTAATGAAAACATACAAGAACAAGAAGCATTTAAATTAATATTATCACAAATTGTAACTGCATTCAAAACACAAAAAAAAGGTGGTCATTTTGTATGTAAATTTTTTGAAACATTCACAACAACATCAACTAAACTATTATCAATTCTATTGCAAATATACAATAAGGTAGTCTTTGTGAAACCATTGATGAGTAGGCCATCAAATTCTGAAAAGTATGCTGTATGCATGTCATTTAAATATGATGTTAATGACAAGGAATATAAAACTATTATGAAAAAAATGGATGAATTGATGGAAAATTCACATAGTAAAAATGATAGTTCAAATAATATTATTGATATATTCCCCGATTATAAAGTTCCAGAAAGTTTAAATAATAAAATAACAAGTGTCAATATTGCCATTTCAAATAATCAATTTAAAAGCATCGGTATGATTGTTGATTTTGTAAGAGAACAAAATTTTTATGGTGATACATACAGAGCTAAAAGAGAAAAACAAATATTGGCATCTCAATATTGGAATCATTTATTTTGTCCTAGTGCAATAAATGATACAAAAGATAAAATTAATAATATGAAAACATATTCAATGGAAATCAGTGAAGACAGATATCAAAAACTAAAATTAACTAATTAACTAATTAACTAATTAAATATTATTCATATATCATAAACCATATATCAATCTAATTATTGTTTATTATTATTGTGGGCTTGTTTATTCAATTTTGCAATTGTTTTATCATACCCTTCTTTGCCACCAAAACTTGGATACAACCATTTATTATTTACTTTATCAGTGAATTTCTCGTATTCTGATTCAATACTAGTTTGTCCAAGTTGTGCCCGTGTCAATTGTTCAAACATTTCAATTAAATCCTTCAAATTACCTAAATCTTCCAACAACAAGTCAATAATTTTAGGGGACATATGGTCTTTATATTTATGATAAACTGTTAATTCATATTGTTTATTATCATTTTTTTTCATATTAACCATTTCTGGAGTTTGAATATATTGAACCATATTAATAATGCTATCCATCATTTTATTTAATTTTGGAATTGATAGAGCAGACATTTTAGGTTCTTCAACATCGACAATTTGGCCATCACCAATTTCATCCCTTGTATATAATTTACTATCAACTTTCATACCATCTGGTAATTGTTCATTATTCATGTTAATATTTTATATTATTGATGTATCTTTTATATGATTTATTTATTATGTTTTTATTATATAAATGGAATTATGTGAAGATAAATATATTGTTTATGATAATGATTTAAAATACAAAATGAGTAGAAAAATAGATCCATCAAGAGCATTATGGGATACTGAAGATTATAAAAGAGATCATGATAGTTTAGAATATAGAATGAGTGAATGTAAGAAAAATAATTATTTATATTTAGATTTGAGCAATATGGGATTAAAAAATATACCGAATTTAGATGATAAATACAAAAATATAAAATATTTATTTATCAATAACAATAAATTATCTTCATGTGAAGATATTATGCATTTTAAATTATTAGAAGTATTAGATGTGAGTCATAATAGATTGACACATATTGAAATGCTACCAAATACTCTACATGAATTAGTATGTTGTGACAATGAGATAATTGATATCGTTGGACACAAAAATTTGTTAAGATTAGATTGTTCAAATAATAAAATAAATATGTTTCATTCATATGATAATTTAAAACTGTTAATATGCGATAACAATAAAGTAGAGAAATTGCAACAATATAACAAATTAGCTAAATTGATATGTAATAATAATCCATTGCACACTTTAGGGAATCAACCAAGTGTGAATTATTTGGATTGTTCAAATACATTATTGAAGGAGTTGGGAGATGAATATGATAATTTGAAAACTTTGATATGCAATAATACAAATATTAGAGTGCTACCAAATAAATTAAATATAATAATTCTGGAAATTGTCAATACAAAGATAAATCAATTAGAATATTATAAAACACTCAAAAACTTTGTGTTTAATAATACTGATGGGTTAAATATTGATACAAAATATAATGTAACAACATGTAGAAAACAACATAATATATTTCATGTAGAATTTAGCTAATTAATTTGACTATTTATATCTGCTATTAGAATAGCCTTTGTTTTATTTTTACCATTTTTATCTTTCAATGAAACACCATATTTTTTAGCCATCAAGGTTAGTTCATTAACTGTTTGTTTCATTGTAGCAAGTTGAACTTTTGATTTTGCAACCAATTCTGAATCTGAACTTTCACTTGATTTGGAACTAATACTAGGAACATTTTTCTTTTTAATAGCGGGTTTTTTTGCAATAATTGATAGAACACTGGATGATGTTTCGGATGTTTTGCTTGATTTGCTTGATATTGATATTGATGCAATATCATCAGGAATTGATTTGCATTTTGTTGTGGCATTGGTGAAATCTTGATTATTTTCTTCAATAAAAGCATTTAATTTATCATTTTTATTAACCACAATATCTTGTTTAAGGGCTTTTTTGCATTCATTAATATAATCTTCTCTAGTAAGCCTTGGATAACATGTGGCCACTTTTGGTTTATATTTCAACAATGGTTCATCAATAATTATAATTGAAGGTTCTGCCAACTTTTCAATATTAGTTGGAGTTATAAGTGAGAGATTATTGATTAGTTTTTTAATTAGTTTATCATTTACACTTAATGTTCTTGTGTGATCCATGTAAAGGGGTTCAAATGTGCCATCATTAAATTTTAACAAAAAGATATTTTTTTTATATGGAATGAAAACAGTTCCACCAGTAAATTGTAAAATATCCTTTTCAATGTCACAAATAAAAATATTAATGTGGAAATAATCGGATAAATATTTGAGAACATTTACACCAGATTCTAAATTTGTTACTGCAGTTTCCAAAGTATTTTTACTCCATTCATAAAGTTTATAACCAAATAATTCATATTTTTTGATAGCTTCTTTTCTTAATTTAATTAATAATCTAGAAATGAAAAAGTCTTGTTCAGTAACCATTAATGACAAAAAAGGTTGTTTAAGACATGTCATGATACTACTGTAAAGTGATATATCTTTTGGTAATTCTGAACAAGTTTTTAAACATCCAGCATGTAAATATTTGTCATGTTGAATATTAAATATTTGTGATAATTGTGGTGGTAAATAACTAATTTTTTGAACATCTTGAAATTCCAATTTATGTAATTCTGTTGTTTTAATATTTCTTTTGGTATCATTTAAATCAACATATCCTAAAGAATTGACAACATATACATTTTTTTTAATAAAATCAAATAAATCATTGATTGAAATTCTCCTATTAGTATTAGTATTTGTGTAATTTCTGTGCATAATTATTATAACATATCATATATTTGTTTATATAATATGTTAAATGTTCAATTTTTTGATTCATCATTATTATTCATTAATTATGTGATTTTTGTTTTTCAATATTATGTAAAAACTTATCTAAAAACATATAAGTTTTTGGTGATAAATTATTAAAAACCAATAGAGAACCATTTGAATTCGTTATAAATTCAATATTTGGATTGTTACCTTTTATGATTCTTCTAACTGATTTTAAATCTTCTTTATCTTTGAGACTGTGTATTTTATCCACTAGTTTTCTTTTTTTTGCATTGTCATATATTACTTTATCATCTTTTGTGTTATCACAATTTATAGGCATTATATTATGAATATATACAAGTTTTTAGCATGTTTAAACACAAATTTTGTTATATTTTTATTCTAGCATATTAATATACATATGGATGATGAAAAACTAATGAAAATAAATTATGCATATCCAGAACAGGATGATCCGAATATTCAATATAAAATATACAAAAAAAGGGAATTTTACAATAATAAAATAGAAACAAGACCAGATATTGTTGATTATGAAGATATCAAAGAATACAGAGATGAAAAATGTGGTGGAGTATTTAAATTGAATCCAACACAAGTATTACTGAGTAATTTTTTATCACCAGATACACCATACAAGGGTTTATTAGTATTTCATAATATGGGAACTGGTAAAACTTGTGTAGGTATTTCTATTGCAGAAAAGTTTAAACCACTTGTTCAAAAATACAATACAAAAATTTTAGTGCTCACTAGTGGCCCCCTTATTAAAGAAATGTGGAAAAATCAATTATTAATGTGTACAGGGGAAACATACATTAAATATCAAGATAAAAGTGTATATGTGGATGAAGTAGAAAAGAAAAAAATGGAAAAAACTGCTTTGATACAGGCTTTACAATATTACAGATTTATGAGTTATAGAAGTTTTTATAAACATGTTACTGGAGATAGAATTAAAATAGCCGATAAGTCAGTTGAATCAGTAAATGGATCCAAAGTTAGAGTTACATATAGAAAAACGGATGATGGTGATTTTGAAAGGGATGTATCTGTTGATGGATTACATGATGCAAATAATACATTGATTATAGTTGATGAAGCACACAATCTTACAGGAAATGGTGCAGGGGCATCACTTATATCAATTATAAAAAAATCATTTAATTTAAAAGTCGTCTTGATGACCGGAACACCCATGAAGAATTTTGCCGATGATATTGTTAAATTGCTCAATTTTATAAGACCACAAAGTGATCCAATTGACAGAGACAAAGTATTTGACAGTAATAAAAACCATTTGATGAATTTTAGAAGTGGTGGTATAGAATATCTCAAAAAAATGATGAGAGGGTATATATCACATGTTAGAGGTGCAGATCCACTTACATTTGCCACAAGAGTTGATAAAGGAGTAAAACCACCAGAATTATTATTTACAAAAGTTACAAGATGCCATATGTTAGAGTTTCAAAAAGCCATATATGATACTGCCATAAAAGAACAAGATGATGCACTTGATAGGCGTTCTGAAGCAGTAGCTAATTTTGTTTTTCCCGCATTATCATCAGACAAGAAAGAAATTGTGGGATTATATGGTCGTGAAGGGTTGAATGCAGTAAAGGTTCAATTGAAGAATAATTACGAATTATTGAACAAGAAGATTTCACAAATATTATATGGTCATCCTAATGAAACGGAAATGATGTATATTGCACAAGAGGGTAAAACAATATCAGGTAAAATCTTAAAAATAGATAATTTAAAATATTTCTCAACGAAATTCTACAAAGCACTCAAAAAAATAAATCGCTTGGTGAATGGCAAAAAAGGTGCTAAAACTGCATTTATATATTCAAATCTAGTGAAAGTTGGCATTGAAATATTCCAAGAGATTTTGATACAGAATGGATATTTAGAATATTTGGAAGATAATAAAAATTATCAAATAACATCATCAACAAGATGTTATTATTGTGGTAAATCATATGGAGAACATAATAAAGGACAAAAAGAACAAGTATCAAAAAGCAAAATTAAAATATCAGAATCATCATCAGAATATAATAAAGTTACATCTGTAGCTACTCATCAATTTTATCCAGCCACATTTATTGTTATAACTGGTAAATCGAGTGATGAAGTTACAGATGCTATACCAGAAGATAAGAAAAGAATATTAGATAATGTATTTAATAGTGTTGATAATAAGGAAGGCAAATACATAAAATGTGTATTGGGAACTAAAGTTATGAATGAAGGTATTAGTTTAAAAAATATTGGAGAAGTGCATATATTGGATGTTTATTTTAATTTAGGGAGAGTTGATCAAGTAGTAGCAAGAGGTATTCGGCATTGTTCTCACTATACAGTTATGAATGAAACAAATGTATATCCAACAGTGAATGTGTATAAATATGTTGTATCGGTGCCAGAAGGTTTATCATCAGAGGAAGAATTATACAAAAAAGCAGAGGCAAAATATCTGTTGATTAAGAAGGTTGAAAGAATCATGAAAGAAGTAGCTATTGATTGTCCTTTGAATGTGCATGGTAATATGTTTAAGGAAGAAATAGAAAAATATAAAAATTGTGGTAAGGAAGGTGAAGAAGAATGTTTAGCAATTTGTGATTATACAAAATGTGATTATAAATGCGATAATGCAAATTTAAATGCAGAATTTTATGATCCGGAAAGGAAGATTTACAAGAAGATATCAAAAAATAAACTAGATTATTCAACCTTTACACATGGACTTGCAAGAAATGAAATAGAATATGCAAAAGACAAGATTAAGGATATGTATATATTGAATTATATGTATTTGTTGCCAGATATAATTGATTATGTTAAGAATAGTTATGATGAAGAAAAGAAAGAATTGTTTGATGAGTTTTTTGTGTATAAAGCATTAGATGAACTTATACCAATGACAGAAAATGATTTTATTAATTATAAAGATACAATTGTTGATAAACACAATAGACAAGGATATTTGATATATGTTGATAAGTATTATATATTTCAACCAATTGACCAAAATGAGAATGTGCCAATATATTACAGAACAACAAATATCAAACATATGGCACAAAATATTTCTTTATACAACTACATAAAAAACAATCAAAAATTTATTCAAATCAAGAATACTACAAGTGGTACGAGTAATGTTACAAATACAAAGATTAATGAATCATCGGAAAATCAAATAATTAATGAACCATATTATGATTTCAATAGCACAATGGATTATTATGATAATAGAGAAGAATATAATTATGTTGGATATATTGATAAAGAAATTGGTGGAAGAAAAAATAAATCAATTGATGATGTAAAAGATGTTTTTAAAATCAGAGAGAAGAGACCAAAAATATTAGAAAAGAAAAGGGAAACCGGTGTTCCAACTATAAGTGGAGCAGTATGTAGCACAGCAAAAAGCAAACAATATTTACAAAAAATGGGAAGTAAAATGGGTATTGATAAATCTAAATTGAGTAAAACTAGAATTGAAATATGTGAGAATATCCAAGAAAAAATGCTTGAATTGGAAAAATATGGAACAACAAAAGATGGTAATAAATATACATATGTTATTATTCCGGCAAATCATTCTAAATTTCCATTTCCATATAATTTGGAAGATAGAGTTAATCATATAATTGATAGATTAAGCGATGAAATAAAATTCAAAATGTCTGTATCAACAACAAAGGCAAAATATAAAGAGACCGGAAAAACTTATTATACAATACATATTAAAAATGATACAAAATTGAAAGAATATAATGATGTATTGGCTAGTGTAAAGGCATTATTGAGTAAAGATAAAAGTGAGTATGTTATTGTGATTGATTAGATTGATTATGATTGATTATGATTGATTATGATTGATTATGATTGATTATGATTGATTATGATAGTTCGTTATATTATTTGATTAATTTGATAAATCTAACTATTTTGTTTTATTTAATAATTTCTACTTTTTGGCATTTTATCAATATCTAAAAAATTGATATTTAAATATTGGATTAATAATATATATAATAACATCATCATATGACAACAACAATAGGACCATATTTTAACACATATTTATATACTAATGTATATCTGCATCCAAGCCAGATGGACAATGATATTTATAAACATCTCAAGAATAATTTAATTAAAAAAGTTGAAAATAAATGTTATTTGAATTATGGTTTTATATCAAAAGTGTATAAAATAGAAGAAAGAACAGGAGGTAGAATTATGCCAGAAGATCCAACGAGTTCGGCTACATATGATATTAAATTTTCATGTAAATTATGCAGACCAATTGTTGGAAGCACTATAGTATGTGAAGTTGAAGGTATTAATAAAACTATTGTATGTTTGAAAAATGGACCTATTATTATGATATTGAGTGAAAGTAATATAAATATGCAAAATTTTATGTATGACGAAAAGAGAAATGCATGGTTAGCCATTATGAAAAATAATAAAGGGATTCCTATTGTTAAGGGTTCATATGTTAAGGCCATAGTGTCGGCTATAAGAATTGAAGAAAAGACAAATAAAATATTAACATTGGGAACATTGGAACAAATTGCCACAACAGAGGAGAGTGAATTATTGATTGCCGCGAGAGAGAAAGATTATGGTGAATATGTGGATTATAATAAATATGTTAATGGTGAATTGAGTGATTCAGAGAAGAAAGAACATGACAAAAATAGTAGTGTATCAGAAGAAGAAACAAATAGTGAAGTTAGTAGTGAAAGTGAAGATGGTGGTAATGACAATTAGGTGAAAATTATAAGGCATAAAGATATTGTAAGATTAATTTATAAATGAGTAGTGGAGAGGATAATTGTGATGATATAGAAAATGATGTTAAAATGAATAAAAATATACATAAATGCTGTTCAAATTGTGAGAAGAGTGGGCATGATTATAAACATTGTGATGAACCTATAACAAGTTGGGGTATTATATTGGTCAAAATAGATCAAGCATATAGTAATGTAATTGAACATTGTGATGTAAATAATACAAATGGAGGAGTAGCAGTAAGAAATAAGAAGGATTTATCAAGAATCAGTGAGAATATTGATAAGATTAGATTTTTGATGATAAGTAGGAAACATTCATTGGGATATATTGATTTTTTGAGAGGGAGATATAAACCAGATAACATTGAGGGTATTATTTATTTATTTCAACAAATGACACCAAATGAGATTCATAATATTGGCAAAAAGTTTTTTTATGAATTGTGGGATGATTTTTGGTCAGATGATATAAAAAGACATTCACAATCACATAAAAGAGAATTTGATATTGCAAAAAATAAATATGAACAATTGAAGAAAAAAATAAATGTTGAATTGAATTTGGATTTTTATGTAAATAATGTAAAATCATTATATGGTATTCCAGAATGGGGATTTCCAAAAGGTAGAAAATCAAGAGGTGAAAGTAACATAAATTGTGCAATAAGAGAGTTTTGTGAAGAAACAAATTTTAGTGCTTGTGATATAAAAATCATAACAAATATTAAACCTATTATTGAAGATATAACTGGCACCAATGGAATTAAATATAGACATATTTATTATGTTGCAGAATTTGTGAGTGATGTAAATGATATTATGAAAAAAGAACATAAGAATAATGAAACAGGTGATATTGATTTTTTTACATATGAACAAGCAATGACATTGATAAGGGAATATCATATAGAAAAAAAGAATATATTGTTGAATGTTTTTATGTATTATTTGAATTTGATTTCTAAGGTTGAAACATGTGATGGTTTAGATAAAACCAATAAAAACCAATAAAATCATTAAAAATAATAAATTTTGCCATTATAAAATTTAAATTTATATATTATAATGGTTCATTCTATATTATTTGATCTAATAAAGAAACATAAATGGGATGAATTTATATCAAAATTAAATGAATTGGATGAAACATTTGATATAAATATAAGGGATACAGATAATAATTATTTTTTAACATATGCGATATTATTCAATAAATATGATATTGTTAAATTATTGATTGATAGAAATGCCAAGATTGATATTACTGATCAAGAGGGACAATCAATATTATACATGCCAATCAAATATGGATATACAGATATATTAGAATTATTATTAAATGCAAATGACAATAATATTGGTTTATCAATTGTTGATATTAAGGATAATAAATTTATGAAAATACCTTTGCATTATGCAATTGTTTTAAAAAATATTAAAGCAATACATTTATTGATTAAACATGGGTCCAATACCAATATAACAGACAAGTTTGGCTATAATGCATTACACCTTGCAATATATAGCAGGAATATTGATATATGCAAATACATTATTAATAATATATCAAATATCAATGCTAAATGTGAAACAGGTGAGACTGCATTACATATAGCTTGTAATTTGCAATTGGTGGAGATTGTTGAGTTGTTATTGAAACAGGGGATAAATGTTGATGCACAAGATTACAACCATGAATTTACTGCATTGCATTATAGTGTTCATTTGAATAATAAAGAGATTGTTATGATGTTAATAAAACATGGTGCACAAATAAATATGCAAGATACAATAGGTAATACTGCTATACATTATGCAATAATTGATGATTATTATGAGATATTTAAAATGATGATGTCAATTGAACAGACAAAGTATATTACAAATGTAAATTTATGGAACATTGATGGAGAAATACCATTGCATATTGTTTTGAAGAATCAAATGTTTGAATCTAATTATTTAAATATGATGATTGATAAGAGTAATTTAACATTGCAAGATAATGAGGGTAATTCATGTTTGTTTTTAATGTTAAAACATAAAATATGGAAAAAACATATCGATAATTTGATACCAAAAAGACTGGATATAATGACACCAAATATTTATAAAGTTAGACCAATTGATAATATTGCAAAAGGGAGAGATTATGATAAATTTATAAATTTGGTAGCAGAGAGTTATTATTATAGATTACATAGAGTTGGATATGAATGGACAACAGAATGGGAAAATAATTGTGGGACAGATAAGAATGATAAAAATAAATGTATTGATATGATTAAATCTAAATTGATTAAAATGATAGAAAAAAATACAGTTACTTGTTTGAATCAATCATTTCCAGTTAAAAATAAAAAATTATGTGTTGCTATTGGTGAAGAAACAAAGAATGGATTTTGCACATTTACCGGAAGCACATTAGATATATTGATTGGATTGTTATACTTGTTAAAAAAATATCCAGATGCATGTAGCACATTAACTAAGAAATTTGCCGATAATAAAGATATATGTAGTTTTTATAAATCACTTGGTTTGATTATGAATAATAAATGTGAATTTCTTAATTTTGAAATTATATGGGTAAATCAAAAGATATATTTTACTGAGGGATTCCAAGAGAAATTCAAATTATGCACAAATAATGATAAAAAAAGATTTGTTATTATACCAATTGGCATAGAATTGAAAGATGGAAGCCATGCAAATTATATTATATATGACAAAAAGAAAGGTGAAGTAGAGAGATTTGAACCACATGGTGCTACAACTCCAATGGGATTAAATTACAATCCTAATTTATTTGATGATATATTAGAAACAAAATTTAAATCAATTGATGAGACAATTAAATATATTAGACCAAAAGAATATTTGCCTAAAATAGGATTTCAAATGTTAGATATGTTTGAGAATAATAGGAAAAAAATAGGTGATCCTAGTGGATTTTGTGCATTGTGGTCCATATGGTATGTTGATATGAGATTATTGTATAAGGATGTTGATAGAGTTGAATTAGTTGAGACATTGATTAGAACAGTTAAGAAACAAAGTATGTCTTTTAAAAATTTGATAAGAAATTATGGTGAAAATATCATTATTATCAGAGATAATATATTAAAAAAATCAAAAATGGATATCAATGATTGGTTAAATGATCAATACACAGATGCACAAATGACAACAATAATGAATTCATTAATGAATGAGATTGAAAATATCTTGTAAATATATATTATAATAATGCTGGATAATATAAATCCACAATTATGGGGACCAACATTTTGGAAGATGTTGCATTTTGTTATATTAGCATATCCACATAATCCAACATATGAAGACAAGGCTAATATACAAAATTTCTTTTATAATTTCCAACATGTGATACCTTGTGAAAAATGCAGAAATAATTTTAAAAATCATTTGGTAAATCATCCATTAGATGAACATGCATTATCATCAAAAACACAATTAATGTTATGGTTAATTAATGTGCACAATGATGTAAATATCATGTTGCATAAAAAAGTAATGCCGATTGGTGAGGCTATGGATAAAATAAATAAATTGAATTCCAACAGTTTATCAAATAATAATACAACAATTATAACTTTAATTTTATTATTTATATTAGTTGTTATAATGATAGTATATGTTAGATATAGAGCATGATAAATAAATAATCACAAAAGTATTTTATGAGATACAACAATTGAACCTACTGTATAATTGAATGTGATGGTATTATTTTTTGATTTTATTGTTGAAATTACATCATTAATATTATTAATTTTTTTCATTCCAATTTTGTCAAGAGTTAGAAGATGACCAGATTGCATACAAACATTTTTTAGATTATTATTATTTAAAGCATCATCAATATCAATCAAAACAACACATTTTTTTGCATTTGTATTTGAAACATTTGAATATGTTTCAATATATTTTTTATTTATATTTACATTATTATTGCATAATGAAAATATCAGTTCTTCTGATAATTCACAATATATTAGACCATTTAAATAGAGATATGTATGTTCATCATTAATATGAACATTATAAAATTGATCTAGTGGTCTGGAAATAATTGTATATGTTTTCATATTTAGTTCATTTTGTTTTAGTGTTGTTAAAGTAAATGTTCCTTGTGGCATATTAGCCATCATCATCATGTATGTATCAAAATTTACATCATAATTTAATATATCATCATGAACATTGCCACACTCTGTAAATGGTTTATCATTGATTTTTAATATAACATGATCTTTTTTGATTTGCAATGGTGTATCATTCAAACATACATATGCATGATGTAATATGTCATTGATATAGATGTCGGCAAAAGTGCTTTTTATAACACAACCATATAATTCATGTGTTTTGCCTGCTTTGTGTTTGGATGATTTGATGATTTTATTTGCAAATAGTTTAACAAAATAAATTGGCATACCTTCTAAATATCCTTCCTTGACATTCAATGCAAATGTTAAACCAATAATACATGGTTTAGCATCTGATACAATACAAATAGGGGTTCCACTCAATCCATTGCTACACAAAGATGATTCTAGAGTGAATGTGAATAATGGTATTTTTGGCACCAATTTACTTTTTAGATGAGAAACACGAATATTACACATATTTATGTGTTCATAATTGAATACCAATTTATTTTCAATTGACACACAATTACCTTGATGCAACAAATGTATTGTATCAAAGTGTTCTTTCGCAAATGATAAAGATGACATATAATCTATTTTTAAATCAATACAATCTATGTTTTTAATCATATTTTCATTTATATTTTTAATTTTTAGAATTGCTACATCAACTTCCTTGATGCCACCAACATATTCCAAATATATTTTTGTCATAATATTATCAATATTTACATAACAATATATATCATTAGAATTGTTAATGATATGATTGCATGTTATAACATATATTTCTGTATTATCACAACATGCAAATATTCCATAACCTGTATTATAACCAATAGACATATTATGCATTAAATCATCTAATTTGAATTTTTGTATTTTTTGATTTGTATTGTGTTTTGTAATATTTCTAATGTTTGTCCATATATTATAAGGCAACTCATAGGATTTTGAATAGATGACACAAGTTGTATTCATGTTCAGATAGTTTATGTTGTTTATTAATGTTTCTTACAAATCATTATATATTCAATTTTTATTGATTGTTATTTATATTTTACATATTTTATCATCTAAATTATCCGATTTATCATAATTCTGTGTAATTTCTCTAGTTATTTCTTCAATCAAACCACCAATTTCAGTTATTATAATGGCTAAATTTTCATCACCTATATCAGTTTTTTTTAAACTATCTGTGTTTTGTTGATTTAGATCATTCATCATTTTAGGCATATATATTCTTGTTAATTTTGTGAATAGTGATGGTGCAATATAATGTAGGCATGATATGTTATTTTTGTCAATATCAATATTGAGATACAACAAATAATTTTCTAAATATGTTTCATTCATCAATGTATTTGGTATATATCTAGCTAGAGCAATTGATGGCAGTGTTACAATGTTATTCATGGTAGGAGCATATAATGAAAAATAATATTTGGCGTTTGGAATTTTCTTGACAACATTGTGAGAGTAAGCAAATAATAGAGCACTCATTAATTTATTTTTGGAATCGTAATTAGGATTATTGTAATGCAATACTTTTTTTAATGATAACATAAATTTAAACATGGATGGTGACATACCTTTTGTTATATCCTGTATTTGCATAGCATAACTAGTGGCATATTTTTTCATAATCAAATGGTTTAATCCTATTGTATTACACCATGATTGTATTTCATCATCATAATTTAGTAAATCCTTCATAAAGAATTCCCCTAATTTATTTTGCAAATTATTTATAACGAACTTTGATGCCCTATCTTGTATAGCATTCATAGATGATTTATATTTGGTTGGATCTAGAGTAGCCATATAATTTGATACATCTAGAGTAAATCTTGATGGATCACTTTGTTTCGCCAAGGAAATATATTTTTGATTATTTAAATTTGTGCTAATATCAAATCTTGATAATAATTTAAAAAAACCATCAATAATTGCTAAAATACATGCACTATCAGATTTCTTTGTTTCATCATTAGATGCCCATGATTTTACTTTATCAATCGATAATATGTTTGTAGTAGGACTTCTGATGAATAATTTTTTAATGTCATAATTGATTAATTTATAAAAGGCCATCAATGATATTGCTTCTTCATAACAATCAAAACCATAACTATAAAATATCAATCTTGCAAATGATTCATCTTCTAATTTTAGTTTTTCCATAAGAGACACAATATTGATACCTAATTGTGTTTTGACATAACTAGTTTTATCAAAATTTGTGATATACATTGATTCATACATTATTCTGTAAAATGAATTCATTTTGAGCGATTTAATTTTATTTGGTCCAACAATTGTTACACTATCACCAGTTTCTGTTACATCAACTATATGGCCCACTGCATTGCGTTTTAATAATAATTCGTCTGGATGTATCAAATAAAATGTTCCATTATCATCTGTTAAAGTAGCCATATCATATCCTGTTTGGTAGTATGGATATATTGTCATATAATTTTGATAATCATAATGTGAATCAACACCATAATAATCATAATATACTTTATCGGTGAAATATAATGTGTTAAATGCTTTATGGTCATCATATTTCATTCTAGTATTTGGTTTATTTGGATCATGTTCCGGCAATAAAAATATTTTTTCATTAGGTTTAGCACACATCAATTTGAATATATCCAGAGTCATATTTGTTGTTGATATTTGATAGCTTGTTTTATTGTTTTTCATAATTCCTTCAGCATACAGATAATACACAGTTCCTGCCTGTTTTCTTCCTACACGGCCTCTTCTTTGTTTCATACTGGATTCAGAAATATATTGTTCTTTTAATATGTTTCCTCTTTTGCGATAATCAAATTTATTAACTTTTTGTGTTCCTGTATCAACAACATATTTGAGTGCTGGTAGAGTGATTGATGCTTCTGCTATATTTGTTGATACTATAATGGCTCTATTATAACTTCCAGAACCTTCCGTTAATATTGAATCAACAAATTTATCGGAATATTTGTCTATTTTTAGATATTTTATATTCATATCAATATTTTGAACGAACTTTTTTTGCGATTCAGTCATATTTGTATAAAAAGGTATTGCAATAACATTTGATGGTGTATTATTGTTAAATTCTTCTATTGATTTATCAATATCTGCCTGTCCAGAATGAAAAACCAAAACATCGCCATCAGTGGATTGTTGCATGATTGATGTTATAATGTCCAATGGAGTGCTATTTGGCATGTATATATCTGTAATTTTATGTTTGGTTGTAGCGCCGGGTGGTGATATATGAAATCTTCTATCAATGTTTATTCTGTCCAATTTAGAACTTGCTAACCAATGGTCTAATGGATATTTTCTATTATCATTGATATCTCTAAAATATCTTCTATATCTGTGTTCATCTTCATCCATAGTGGCACTCAATATGACAACTCTTAGACTGTTATTATATGTGGCAGGTAATTTGAGTAATGTTAAAAGCATATCAATATATTTATTATGTTCATGTGCTTCATCAATGATTATGATATCATAAATATTTTTATTAATATATGTTCCCTCATATTGTTTTTCCATTAACATTGGATCACTTAGCTCCAGAATTAGGGAACCATCGGTGATATATTTTAAACTTGGTGCCATAATTGATTTAGTATGTGTTCCATCACCCGCCCCATGTTGAATTTGAACATAATAATTTTGTGTTTTATTTGGTTGCCCCCCATCTTTAACATTTTTAAAATCAAATATTGGAACACCAAACCATTCGGAGACAATTTTAGCATTGCCATCGGTAGGGCCTATACGGGGTTCAGAACAAGCCACACGACAAGAATTATTATATTCAATTGCTTTAGCATAATAAGCAAATAAATTAGGGACCTGTGTCGATTTGCCCACACCAGTTGAACCAGTTATAAAACTTATTCTATTATGAACAAAATGATGACCGAAACCAATTTGTGCAACCCAATCTAATGCAGAAGCCGTATAACTTGCGGATGATTGTGCATTATATGTGAATAGATTGTATGTTTTTTGTGATTCTAATGTGAATGTATCCATATATTTATACGGTAATCCAGTTAGATAATGATATGATGATGTCCATGTTTTATTATCATCAGATGTTTTGAATATTGTTTTTGCAAGTTCTTGATGGATGCTATTTTTAGTTATGTAATTATTATCAGTGACTGATTTATTTGGTTTAAAATAAGTCAATACACCTTTTGTTATGAGTGCTTGAAATACAATAACAGATAGATTTTCTCTAACACTTGAATAGATTGATTTATTAATTGCTTCTATTTTTTCATCATTATCCATAGTATCATCATTGTTTAATCCTCCAAGAGCGATTAAATCGAGTTTTGAGATATATCTGCCAATATTGAACCAAGTATCCATAAGATTTTCATAACCATCATTTAATCTTTTTAATATTTCTTGTTTTTGTTTTGATGTTAAGGAACACCATAATTTTGGATATTGTATATAATCACGATTATCAACATAATGAACGAGTGATTTGGCATAATTATAAACATTTTTGACAGTTATATCATTTAATGTATTTATATCACGAATTATAATATCTGTTTTATTATCTTCCAACATTCTGTAACCATACCAAGTATTTTTGAATTGTTGGAGTGATTCTCTAATGTGTTCATAAACATGATCCACCCCAATATATTCCAGATGTTCAATAAGTTCAGTGAAAGTGACATTTTTTAATTTATCATATTTTGGCAATACTTTGTAACCATTTTCAATTGCTACTTTCATATTTTTATAATATTTATTGAATGACATTAATATTCCTTTTAGAATGATATGAATGGATGAAGCATTAATTGTTCCCAATCCTAATTGATGAATACCAATGTTAGATTTACCTGCATCAACCAGATCTACCCATGTTGATGCAAATTTTTTTTGGTAATCCTCTGGTAGTCTCATCCATTCAATACCAGTGTTGGTTATCATGTGTTGTGTTTGGAAGAATACTTTTAGGAATTTTATTAATGGTTGTAGAATGTTATTAAACGGAATATCATAGATTAACCATTTTATATTTTTAATATTTTCATATAATTCAACTGATATTGTGTTATAAATGCATTCAACAGTTAGTGCTCCTTGGATTTTAGATGATAATATATCATAAACTGCATCTTCTGTTTTATCTAATGATGCGTCAATTTTTGGATCAAAATCAACCATAGTTTTATTGGTAATCATTTTGTGAGTATTTTTGAATATTTTAGTGTCTTGATAGGTGATTATATTGTATGGAACAACATTTAGCCAATTAACCATCATCAAGTGAGACATTGTTTTGATTGTTTGAAGCAATAAATAAAAATTATGCTCCATATAAGCAATATCAAATGGTTGCGGTGTAATAATATTTTTTGTTCTTTTGCATCTGTTGTATTGTAAATTTGAATAAATGTATTTGACTTCAGATGTATTTAAATCAGAGTATTCATCAGTGTGTTGTTCAAATATATCATTGAGTGTTTCTATTTTAGTAATGTCTGCATCATTGCCTATGTATGGCAACAAATATGATAATAACCATTTTAGGTCTTGATAATTATTTTGTTTTAACTGATACATGTAATCATATATGTCATCATCAAATGTAAAACATATTGCAATTACATTGACAATTCTTATTAAATATTTTTGCAATAATCTTTTATGGTCTTCTCTTAATATTGGAAATGTTGATGATATAACAACATTATATATATCATGTTCAAGTATATCATTTGTTAGTTTTACCATATATAATTTAGCCATGATAATTATTTTGGTTAAAAATTTGAATAAAACAAAGCATGGATATAATACCATAATAACTGTATTATCAAATGAGTAAGGCAGATAAAAGGATACATGACATGTTTTTTAGTGGTCACATTGATGATGATTTTTTGAATATTGATTTGAATGATAATGTAAAGAATTGCATAATGCCCTATCAAACATTGCATGTGATGAATTTAGTGGCATCATTGAGTAAGAAACATAATGTATGTGTTGTGGATGGTTCAAATACGGGAACTGGAAAAACTCATACTGCTATTGGAGTATGTGCTCAATTGAAACTATCACCATTTATTATTTGTTCAAAGAGTGTTATTGGATATTGGAAATCAGTATGCAATATGTTTAGAGTTCAACCAATAGGTATTGTTAATTATGAGACAATTAAATGTGGAAAAGAATATGATGAAGAATTATGTAGAGTATCATCAAATATTGTTACAAAGGGAGATGATGGATTTGTATGGAATTTGCCAAATCCAAAAACAAGCATAGTTATTTTTGATGAGGCACACAAATGCAAAAATGAGAAATCAGTGAATGGAAAATTATTAGCATCATTGAAGGATTTAACAAGAATTATGTTATTGAGTGCTACCTTGTGTGATAAGCCAGAGGATTTTTTATTATTTGGATATATGTTAAATTTTTATAAAACACTGAAACAAGGACACAATTGGATTCAAGGGATTATTCGAGAAGATAAGAATAAGAAACACAAACATGAGAGTTCATTGACAAAACATATATTTCCACATAATGGTTCCAAGATGGCATTAGAAGATGCAAATATAAAAATTCCGGAAAATATAATTAGTGTTGATTGTTATACAATTGACAAGAAATACATTGAAAAGATTAATCATGAGTATGATAAGATAAAGGAATTTAGGGGGAATGAATTAGTTAAGATTATAAAAGCAAGACAAAAGATAGAGAAATATAAAGTTCCCATATTGATTGAATTATGTGAGAAATATTTAGAAGCAAATAAATCAGTTGTGATATTTATTAATTTTTTGAATACAATGGATATGTTAAGACAATATTTTGATGAGAATAAATATGGATATTCATATATTGTTGGTGGTCAAGAGATTGTAGAAAGACAGAATAATATTGATGCTTTCCAGAGGAACAAGAATAAGATAATTATTGTTATGATGCAATCTGGTGGAGAATCAATAAGTTTGCATGATACAGATGGTTCTGCACCCAGAGTATCATTAATTTCACCATCATTATCCAGTATTGAATTAGTGCAAGCATTAGGAAGAATTTACAGAACTGGTGTTAAATCAAAAGTATTGCAAAAGTTAGTATTCTGTGATGAAACCTATGAGACACAAATTAGTCAGATTATTAAGAGTAAATTAAAGTTTTTGAATAAATTGAGTGATAATGATTTGACATTGAATTGATAATATATTTTTCTTTTATTGATATATATATATATATATTAATGGATTATGCAAACAAAAAATATCCAAAAAGTAAAAATAATTTTCAATGTTTAGGACCATGTTACAATAAATCAACGGTAGTTATTCATCCAACATTGCTTGAAATGGTTACAGATAATGAGAAGAATTTTTGCCCTGTCAATGAGTGGTCATATATTGATCCATATAGTGGAAGGGAATATAAAAAAAGTGTTGATACATGTTATAATCCAACTGCTGATGGTGCTACAAAGGAAGATTTAGAATTGAATATATTGATGCCCTATGTTGATTTTAATGCTGAACATTTTTTAAAGATTTATTATAATGTATTTTCATTTGAGGATGCACTTGAATGGTGTGTTAAAAATAATTATACATCAATTGATACACAAATTAGATTAATGAAGAATGCATTGAAAGTTTATGGTAACCAAATAGATATGATTGATAATAGATTTGTTGAAATATTTATGACATATCTTAAGAAGAAACATATTGGTGAATTGTATTCCGGTATAAATCAATATATAGGGTTTGGAGATGATGATAAAAAATTAACAATAATTGGTTCAAATAAGAATAATTTGAAAGTGGATGAATATTATGTTGAAAGAACAAATTTTATAATAAAGATGTTTATTAATTATGATTATGTTTATAAATTTATTATGAGATATATTAAATCAAAGAAAACAGAATGGAATAATATTGATAATCATGTAATTGATATGGTTAATGAATTTGTTGAGTATGTTATTAATAAAATTAATGTATGAATAATTATAATGTTTGAATATAATATATAATGACTTTAGTTAATCCACCAGTTGGTGATAACACCAATACTAATGCTAATAACATGGAAGAACAAGGAGGACTATATTTGCTTGTTCCTAAATATGTAAATATATTTGAAAAACAAGACTATGATTCTTATCTTGGAATAGATGATACAGAATATGCAAGAAAACAAATGACAGATTATATCATGTATCGTGTATTGGATAAATGGTTATATTCATCTAAATTTTGTGATGTATTGAAATATTTGAAAGTATCTGGAAATTCAGTTAAGGTGTTATCCAAGAAAGAATCAAAATTAAATAAAATATCAAATGATACAATTGATGAAGTTGAAATGAAGATTGATTATATACATGAGAATATTTTAAGTGAAAGGATAACTAAATTGTTATTGAAAAAAATTGTGATAGATTTGGAATACAAATGGTATCAATTATATGATGTTGAACCATTGGTAGCATCAATAATCTGTGAGCACATTAAGAAGAAGTTGAAAGGCCTGCCAACAGACTTTTAATTTTGTTAATATATGCCATATATTGTCCATTGTTTGTGAAGAATGAATAAATATCTTGTGCATTTGAATTTGTTATATTATCTTCCATGATTGCCCTATTTATATTATGTTTATTGTCATCTCCGTAACCATAGTAATATATCATTGTTTTGTATTTCTCAAAAAATTCATTAACTTTATCATTCTTTTGGTTATCAATTTGAACATTATGTATGTCATACAATAATTGTTTCATATCATTCGGCAACATGTATTTCTCAGTATTCAACACATATACCATATTTATGCAATTATCAATAGATGTGTATGAATTGTAATCAAACAATTTGGCTATATGATGAATTATTGTAGTAATATATTCAACATCTATGTTTGATATTTTATTGTTGTAATTGTAATATACATTTTCAATTGTGTCACATATCAATATATCATCATATGATTTATCATGTTGTGATTTCAATGTATCTATTATTTTAATACCTTCAATAAATGGAATCATAAAATATTTCATGTTGGCCATATCATACAACATCATATATGGTTGTTTATAATGAACGACATTTTTGGATATATATAGGGAATCATATGATGGTTGTTGTGTGTAGTAGTCATGGTTTTCTATGTTGGTTACATAATCTGATATATTATTTACATGCATCATATTAATATTAAGTTGTGCATATGTTTGTTTTGCTACATTTTGTTGTTGTTCTGCCTCTGCTTCTCGTTGCGCCTCCTGTTGTGTTTCTTGTTCTTGTGTTGCATCCTTTTCTTGGTGTGATTCATTAATCACAATATTGATTCCATCTGTCATTTGGACAACATTTATATTTGTAAATAAATTTGTGGCAAGATATTGATTTGATTCCATTTGATTAATAATTTTATTTATTTTTGTTTGTTGGTGAGTCAAACGACCTGATATAATGTCTGCTAAATTATCATCATTTAGTGATGGAAATATGAATTCATTTGATAATGTAAATGCATTTTGGACTATACCATTTGAACGCTCAATTGCTTTTATATTTTGCAATTTCATAAAATTTTGTTGTTTATCTGCATATATATTTTCTTCAATATTAAACCAGTCAATCATAATATTAATATTCATTTGTGTAGTTTGTGGTGTGTTTGTAATTTGTTTAATTTGATGTGATAATTTATCATTTATTATGAATTTTATTTTATGTCTTTTGTCTAGTGAAGCATTTAATTTTCTCATTCTATACATTCCTTGCACAACATCTCTGTATCTACTTGCTTTACCTAACAATGCCAATCCCAAAGTATTAGATGGTATTGTTGCATGAATACCTGTTGTATGGCGATGATCATAATAATAAAACATTTTATCAGTTACAACTTTATCCCATACAACATGTGTTTTATGTCTGTCTATTTTCATAGCATCACCCTTATTCCAATATATGAATTGATCTATATCATGTTTTGCCCTAACCATATCATTAATTTCTTCGACTGAAACACCCAACAATATTGCTCCGATATCAATTAATACTCTTGCTTCTGGTTCATTATTAAATATTTTATCTAGTAATTCTTTTGGTGGTTTTATCGAATTATAATTATCACTCACAGTGGCATTTTCTAAAGCACTTTTAATTAATGAATTTGATTTTTCATCAACATCTTTAATAATTACCTTATGGTTTTCATCAATATCATAAAATTCTGGTATTCTTGGTGTTCCTGTAAATCCTGATTTGTTATATATATTGAATGACATAAATAAATCAACACCAGTTATACTTTGTTGTTCTGTTTCAAATGCAATATATTTACCACACATATGATTGCATATAAATGCCATAAAAAGAACAGAATTTCTCAAATTATTCTTATGCACTTCAGTAAATAATTTAAAAGAAATTTTGTCATCAAGAACTGGTAAATTTAACTCTGCATATTTTTTAATTAATGGATCAATATTTCTAAAATGGTATGGTAAATTATTGCGGTATTCAATGAAATTATTTATCAATACTTCTAAAATTGCATCACATAATGGTATTTTTTGAACCAAATATTCAATTATTGTTAAACACAAAATTAATATTGGATTTGAATATCTAGAGTTCTCTCTAGGGCAATTAGCATATGCAAAAGGAACAATTGTAACATGTTTATCTTCTAATTTTGAATATTTTTCTGGCACATATTCATATAAACCATAATTTTTTCTATTTATCAAAAATAATACTGTTGGCAAACTTTTATTAATAAAATTATTAAGGACATATATTGTATTAATTTGTTCTTGGCTATATTGTTTGATATTTATTGTGCCACTCAAATATTTTGCAATATCTGAATTTCTAGATTCATAATAGTTAATTAAATATTCTTTAGCGTAATTACATAGTTCTGAAACTAATGCACTATTTTGGTTAATAATATTGAAATGCGGGTTGAGTTCATAATCATTTGGATATTTGGCAATAATAGATTCAACTATTTTGTCTCGACTTTTAAATATTTTACATAATATACAAAATATAACATCAAAATAATTACCAAAACTATGATTATTTAATTGTGTCTTTGTTTTTTTATCTGGAAAATTTAATTCGGATGTCATTGGATCTAATATTGTATCGGCCTCATCAAACAAATATATGTTATTTTTATTGTTCTTTATAATTGTTCCATAATTATTAATCATGCCTGATTTTACAGATGTATCATCAGTAATATATAATTGCATTTCTGGATATATTTGTTTTTCTTTTGTTATATCAACTGTTCTTGAATATCCATCTTTTAATTTATTATCAGCTAAATTACCATCCATTCTTGATTCTTGTATAATTGTGACATTAATTGGAAAATACATACTAATTTTACTAATTAATTCTTCGTATGATTGTTTAATTAGATGATTAGGCAATATCAAATATGCATTATTTCCTTCTTCATTCTTATATGTGCTTCTTTGTTGCATATATCTTATTAATGCCAATGGCGTTATCATTGATGTTTTACCGCCTCCCATAATTAAACTATTTATTGTTGATGAATATGTTTTTCCATCATTAAATTTTTGATTTTCAAATCTATTTAGTTTATTAAAAGCACTATATCCACCACTTTGTTCTGGTTTAACAATATAATTTGGATTGATATCTCTTGTAATGTCATCAATGATTTCAAGTTGTTCTTTTCTTGCAACAAAACCCAATATTGCTTGATATAGAAATTCAAAACCATTCACTTTGTATTTATTATCATTTTGTTTTATTTTTGCGATAATATCATTAAATTCAATAGCATTATCTGAACCATGTTCATTATTATACAAATGTTCCAATTTGCGGAACATTACTGTAAATAATATATCAGCAATTTTGTAAATTTTACCACCAATAGTTATATCATCGTTACTCATTAATGTCTGTGCATAATATTCTGCAATTGTAGGCATATATTTGTTATTATTGTTAAAATAATATTGGTCCAATAATACATTCTCCATCATATTTATATCATCGTTTAACAATTTATATGTTTGTTCATAATCAGTATTTATTGATTGGTTTTTTTCAAAATACTCGCCAGTATTATTTTTTATTGTTTTCATATAATTTTTTATATTAGCATGTTTATCTAGTTCAAAATCCAGAAGTAATTGTTCCTGACCTTCAAACTCGGCATAATTTGCAAATAAAACTTTTGTGATTGTTTGGTTTCTTGTCATGGGTAATAATAATGATAAATATGGCAATTCCTTAATCACTCTAGATTTTTTTATTATGTCTCTTATGACTGCATATTCCAATACAATATTTTTAAAATCATTAAGATCAGTATTTCTATTGTGTATTATTGTAGTTAATAATGTATAAAAATCTATTCCAGTTTTGTTATTAAATTCAATATTCATTTTGCGTATCAACATACCTAATTCAAATATATTATTGTAATTTTTGTATCTCAAATATGTTAATATTAAAAATTTTAGCACCTCATTATTATTTATTACTGGCAAATGTGTGACTCTATTTAACTCTATTCGGTGTGATTTTTTTGATGGATTATTTTTAATCATCAATTTATTTGTTGTGTCATCTGAACCCGTAATATTAAAATATTTGTAGAAATTCACAATATTTGATGTGCCAACATCTTTTGTTTTAAAGTGTTGAGATATAGGGAGCATATATATGTAATTTTTCTTAGTTATTTCATCTTCTACCAATATTAAATTAAACATATTTGCCACCCATCGTTGTTTTTTCCAATCGGTGCTATTTATTATTTTTAGTGTTTTATCAATATATACGCCATTTGATTTAAACTCAAAATTTATATTACAGCTATACAAATCAATATTTGTAATTTTATCATCTTTCATCCAAACAATAATTTCGTCGGGTTTTGCCAAATGTAATAAATTAACAATGAATTTAATATATTCAACACTTATATTTTTCTTTTTGGTTAATATGTTTTGTATTGGCACATGTTCTTCTTCTGTTCCAAGTTTGATAAGTTTATTTGTTTCTGGTATGTATTTAACATTGTATAATGGAAAATTATCATTATATTTTCCCTGATTATTATTCCAATCAAAATATGTTACCATTAGTGTATTATCATAATTATATGGCCCATGCATATACAACACATTACCAACCATATAACATTTTACATATTTATTTAATATACCAGTATATGAATTTTTGTATGTTATGTTATTGTTACCAATAACAATTTTGTCCAAAAATGATTTATATTGATAATCAACCATATGACATATTATTAATCCATATTTATCATTAGAATTATCATCTGATACTAATTTTGATTCACTAGGTTGTGGTTCTCGATATTCATATGTAAATGTATTTTTACCTTCAAAACCATTAATTTGTTTTGTTCGTTCATTAACTGATACTTTTGCGTATTTTTTATTAAATAATGCAACATAATCATCAAACTCCAAAATATCATATAAATATTTTGCTCTTATGTAAATATTACCATCACTTCCAATATTTACCCATTTTATGCGTCCATTCATATTTATGTATGTTCCAACTCTTTGTTTTAATTCTTCATCATAATGATATTGTGTTGCATCAACATTGGTAACATTTATGTTATTAGTCACAATATAATTAACAATATGATCAATTATAAGTCCTTCTGGTTCGGCACTATATGTTATTTTACTATTTGTATCCTCAGTAATATTTAAAACTGGCATAGGGATTTCACTCGTTGCATTTTCAGTAGTAATAGTCCAATATTTGGATAACATTGAATTCATTATTTCATTATATTTATTATCTCTTACACTTTTAATTGAACCATTTTTCCAAGCAAATTTTCCTTTTTGTAGCCTTTCTAATTCTTCCGTTTGAGACGCAATTTGTCCATTAATTGTATTTATATTCTTTTCGTGCTTTTTCTTTTCAGCCTCTGTTTGTGCTTCTTTTAAACCAAGAGTAAGATTTAATTTATAAACCTTATCTCGTTTAATTTTTCGTTCAAGTTCTGTTATTTTACCGCTTGATTCATCATACAGTTTTTGTGTCATAAAACCACCATTTTCTTCAGTTCTATATACATACCCATAACGGAATTGTTCATTGTATTCATTTACGAGTGATGAAAATTTGTGTTCTGATGCAGTTTTAAGTGTTGCTAAATGTTTCAAAAAACTTTTAACAGTATGCTTATTTAATTCTTCCATGATCATTTCTTCGGTATGTGTTGGAGTAATTCTAAATGTAATTTTTTTGATAAGCACTGTATTTGGCATCATATATGTCAAATGTTTGTCATCATTATAACGCATTTTTATAAAGGAATCTGTGCGATTTGATTTATCATATTGATATGTAGCAAAATTATCATTATTTAAACTAATTAATAAATTTTTGAGTACTCTGACATATGTTAATTGTCGTCTTACTGCAACATAATCGGTAAGAATTGCTTTTTTGTCATCCGTATTTGTTTCAGAATCATATAATTTATGTATTTTTTTGCATGCATCAGTCAATTTTCCAACAAAGGTATTAACTTTTTCTCTTCCATGGTCAAATGATGAAAATGTAATGCCTCTAATCACAAAATCTTTGGCTTCAAATGTTACATTGTAATCAATTACTATTGGTATTTCTTGATTGCCAATTTTTATTACACGATCGTTTTCATGTTCATCATCAATTTTATCATTATCGTTAATAGGTTTTTTATCATTATTGGTGGCATCAAAAATTTTGTTTGATAATGTTATGTATTTTTCAGTTACATTAATTTTTTGTTCAGTAACATCGATTTGTGTTGGTTTATTAATAACAATAATTTGTTTTTGTGAATATTTCAAAAGCACATTAAAATATTTTGTAACCTTTGCAATATCGGTATTTGAATTATATTTAATTGCATTACTCAATATCATCAATCTTGCTAAAGGTGATGATTTCATATTATTAATTATTTTAATATCATTATCAGTATCAATTTTATATAATTTATCAACATTGATTTTTGATATATATGTGTCGCCATACAAATACAAACATATAAATACAAATATGTTGTAGCTTATTTGTGACATAGATATATTATTTGAATTAAATACATTATCAATTAAATTTTTAATTTTGTTTTGTTCAACTACATTTTCAAATATATTTTTAGTGATATACAATGATTCATCTTCAAATTTTTGTATAACCATATCATTATTGCTTGCATATTTATCATTATGTGGATTCAAATATTGAATTGATTTCGCACTGTTATTTGTGTTTGACACATTACCATATTTAAGAAATGGTATAATTTCATTTATGGTTAAATAATATTCATCATGTGTTGTTAAAAATTTAACAAAATTATTAATATATTTCAATTGTGGATATTGCAATAAGTCAATTGACATAATATTACTGGATGTTTCAACATAATCATATGGCATATTTTTCTGAAATACAGATATATTACCATATTCGACTTCTTGTTGTGATAAATCATATGTATCTTTGGTTGGTTTGCATATTAATGATTCATAATTTGGATAATGATATGATAAATAATGTTCATTTGATTTTTCTTTGCAAAAATGAACCATTTGCAATAATGTGTATATTCCTTGTGTTTTTTTTAAAATATCATTGTCATATAATAAATGTTGTTTTGCATACAAACTCATAACTGTATGATTAAAACGAATATATTGAACATCGGTTCGTATTAATTTTGTATTTACATCAACAACTGATTCAATGCATCCCATATTAAAAAGACTAATTAATTCATTAAAATCATCTACTACTTTTTTATCATCACTTTGTTTATTTTTATACATAATAGCATTGTTAGATTGTCCTTCCTTGATACATAATTGTAATGTTGTTGTATTTTTCAAATTAAAGTTATCAATATCATATAATTTTTTGTAAATATTTTCCAATTCACCTAAATCATCATACCAAATTTTAACACTTTGTAAGGCAGATTTGATGTATTCAACATCGTCATACATATATTTGTCAATAATTGGCGTTTTATTAACACTAATAATAAAATCATTAATTAATGTATTTTTATTTGTATTTATTTGCGCTACTATATCATTCGATAGGGTTGCAACAATTTTATCAATCAATATGTAATAGGCAAATTTATAAACATGTATGTATGGTATTTGTGGCACATTACAAATGTTAAACCATTGATTAGCTACACTGAATAAATTGTTTATGTTGTGTATAGATATATTATTTACATCAAATGTATTATGTTTTAATATTAACAATGGCATTTTAATTAATTCAATATATGCAAAAATTTTATCAAGTTCTATTTGAACAAGATCATTTGTTTTTTGTATTTTAATATTGTTAAAAATATTTACCATATGTGTTATCATGCCATTTACATCAGTAGCTTGAAGGGGGATATGTAAAGTTTTATTATTATTTATCTTATTAACATCATATTCTATTGTGTTGGTTAATTGTTTGATTGGTATATTTGTAAGATCTAAAATTTCATTTGTATTTGGTATATTGATACTCGTTCGGCAACAATAAAATTTATACAATTCTAACCATGTTGATTCAACCATATGCATAATTTTACCATAATCACCAACATCTATTTTATGATGTCGTATTCTATTCAACATTATTTCCATAAATATTAACACATCATTTGTATCTTGACGACCAATTGTATTTAGTGTTTTTATAGCATACACAGAAAACATAGTTATCATAAATAGCTTGTAGTTTATTTTTAATATGTTTGTAACAATATATTCCATAAAAGTTTTATCTTTAGTGAATGATTCTGATTCCGGTTTAATATAAAGTAAGTTCCAATTTTTGGATGCTGTTTGTGTTCGCATATCAAATGACCCTTTTGAATCATTAACAATTTGATTGATATGTTTAGTAAATGCTTCAAAATTTACAATGTTTTTGGACGATTGTTTAAATATGCTATATTGATAATTTTTTGTTTTTTCGGCATAATGGCAACAAAAATAAAATGTATCCGAACCTTCAACATGGCGTATATAAAAGGGATGATCCATTTCATCACCATAATCCGTTATAGTTACACAATCAAAAGCCTTATCAGTGTTTGCCATATATGTATGTTTAAATAAGAGTGCGTCGTTGGGTATTTGTGTTGATGTTGGTGATAAATTAATATCAAATAGAGAACTCGATTCACCAAGTGTATTTTTTAATGTGGAATTTCTAGGGTCATTAATGTAAATCAGTATTTCATTAATATTCATCAATAATGTTTTAATGTTAATATTGAGCAATAATTGTTTTTCAACATTAGTTCCAAAAAATAAAGTTTCTATATAATTGAATTTTGTATTTTTGTCTTCCATGATAAATATAATATATATTAATATAAATATAAAGCGTTATATTTCAAAATTAAATAAAAAAAATATAATGTAAATATATAGTATCTATGAGTGTAGTTATTAAGGTTCTTAATAATAAAAATATCTCCAATCTATTAAAAATAATAGAACATTCGGGCAATAAACATCTTCGCGGTGGAAAAAATCAAAAACCAAGGCGAAAAAAGGAGCATAAAAGTTCAGAATATTACAAAGCCAAAAATTCACCAGCAAGAGCTACTATAGAAGAAATATATGAACAAAATAGTCTAGATGGTGCAGAGTATGCCGATTTCATATGGGATACCTTAATGGACAGATGGATAAATTATGAAGAGTTTGATGTTCATTATGAACATGAAAAATTATTAAATGAAATTGCATTATCAAAACTTAATAAAAATGGTTCTAAAGAAGATGATTCTAATTCTGATTCTGATTCTGAATCTGAATCTGAATCTGAATCTGAATCTAACTCAGACGATAATGGTGGCAAGGTTACCAAGCGTTTGCGGGCGTTTATGACTGAGGACGAAAGAGCAATGGCATTCGACGAGTATAATACAAAAGAAAGACTCGGCAATGAAAGAAGAAAAAGAAGAGGCGATCCAGATGAGGACGATAGTTAAAATATTATTTTTTATTATTTTTAACATGTTTAATATGTTTAATATCACTAAAAAACAAAAACCTATCTGGTGTGAATATGCATATTTCACTAGGTATGCATGTTTCTCCTTCAGTAAATAATGTATTCATGATTTGGCAAAATGTTTTCACATCATGATTTTCATATTTTTGTTCTATATAAAAACATCCATGTATTCCTATTGGCAAAAGCATTTGTTGAAGATGTAACATAATATATCTATCAAATTTACCTAATGATGTTCTAGATGGTTGTATTTGATGATTTTTATTTGCTATTTTTCTTAATATCATACCAAATAATTTAACATTTCTAATAAACATATTTTTTTCCATAAATTTTAACAACATATCCGTTTCTAAACCATGCATATTAAGATTTTCCATATATCCATCTATCAATCCATAAAATATTTGTAATAATATCAATATAACTTTTATTTTAAGTTCATTTTGTTCTCTTGAATTATTCATTTTTGTCAATTCTTCCAACACATATCCAAGAAAAAATTTTGGTATATTCTTTGTATTTTCTGTTGTGGCAGTCAAATCAAGTAGTCTCAATGGTTGTTTAGTTACATATTTTTTAATATATGTATTTTCATATTGTGCATATTCCTTGCTAGACATATATGTTCCAAAAAATATTGTCTTAGTTGTTGATACAGTAATACCATTATGAATATCCCCGCGATAAACATATCCATTTAGTATTATTGTGTTTATTTGTTGATTTTCATATACAGATTCTTGACCTTTTCGTAATGAATTATCATCAATATAATCTATTAAAGTCATATTATCCATATGCTATATAATTATAATATATAAACAAATATTAATAATACATATCAATGAGTCAATCATTGACCTTAATTCAAGAATATATTAATTTTCACAACAAGTATGTAAAACAATATGGTCCCAGCACAATTGTTTTAATGCAAGTTGGCAAATTTTATGAGATGTATTCGACAAATGATTGTGGGCCAGATCTATTGACGATTTCCAAACAATCAAATGTTATGCGATCACAAAAGAAAAAATCAGTCAGTGTCATTGATATGGACAATCCATATTTTCTAGGATTTCCAACAGTGACATTGTGTAAATATGTAGAAATATTGATTGAATTTTATACAATTGTCGTTGTGGATCAAGAACAAAAAGATGATGAAAAAATTAACAATAGGGTCTCAAGAGTTGTCAGTGCAATATATTCAAAGGGGACTTATATTGAAAACAGTGAGCAAAAAGATACAAAATATATCATTTGTATATATCTAATCGATGAAAAACAAAAAGATGGCAGTATATTGATGTGTGCAGGTATGGCAGCAATTGATTTATCGACAAGCAAAGTTCATGTTCATGAAGCATATTCATCATTAGTTGATGCACAATATGCACTAGATGAAGCTTTCAGATTTATTAATAGTTTTGGCTACAAAGAAATAATTATTTATCACAAACAACAAAATAATACTATTGATAAATCTGATGATATTTTATCAATGTTAGAATTGGATAAATTTGTTTGCAGATACACTAATGTTATTGATAATAAAGTATTTAAACTAAGTTTTCAAAATGAATTTTTGAATAAAATATATCCAAATGATACATCATTTATTGGACCAATTGAACATCTTGATTTGGAACATAAAACATATGCCATTGTTGGTTTGATTCTATTAATTGAATTTATTTGGGATAAAAATAATAATCTATTGCGCAATCTATCCAAACCAATTCATTATGCCGACAATACACATATGGTTTTGGGAAACAACGCAATAGCACAATTGAATATTATTTCATCAGGAGATAACAACAGATTCAAAAGTTTGTTTCATGTTTTAAATAAAACATCAACAGCAATGGGTGAAAGATATTTGAAAGCAATTCTAGCATCTCCACTTACAAACACTGATGAAATTACAAATATTTATACTATGACAGATGAATTGTTGGTAAATAAATTATGGTTAAATATAGAAACTAATTTGGATATGATTAAAGATATTGAAAAATTGGAAAGAAAATGTGGTCTTGGTATGTTAAAACCATCTGAATTATCTATGTTGGTAAATAGTTATACATATGTTAAAAATATTATTGACACAATCACAAATAAACAACCACAAATTAAAACAATTTTGCCGGAACAATCAATCATTAAAAAAATTGCCAAGATGATTAAATGCGTTAATGGTACATTTGAAATGAATGAATTAGATAAATATACTACTTTAGAATTTAAAACATGTATCTTTAAAGAAGGTGTCCATGAAGATATTGATAATTTGAAAGAAAGTATTGACCATGGACATAATTTAATGGATACTTTGAGATTTAAATTAATTGAATGTATTGGTAATACTGGTGGAAAACCTACAGGGATAACATTGAAAAACAATAATAAAGAAGGTTATTATTTATCATTAACAAATTTGAAAGCTAAAAAACTACAAGAGAAATTGAAACAAATGGATGAAATACAAGTTGGTAATAAAAAAATTAATCCAAATATTCTAATTTTTAAAGAAATTGGAAATAATACAAAGATATTCTTTGGTAAAATGGATAAAAAAGCGGATGATATTGATGAATATATATACAAATTAAATAGTTTAACAAAACAACATTATTTGGCCTTTTTGAAAGAGTTTTATGATGTATATTCCAATGTATTTAATGTATGTTGTTCATTTATCACACAAGTGGATTATATTAAATCATGTGCTAAAGTAGCATCATTATATAATTATGTCAAACCAGTTATTAAGAAGAACAATAACAATGATGGTCATGTAAATGCCAAACAATTGAGACATGCAATTGTTGAGAGAATTATTGATTATGAATACATACCACATGATATTAATATTGGACATCTAGATATGAAAGGCATGTTGATTTATGGTTTGAATAGTTCTGGTAAATCTGTCATGATGAAATCTATTGGTATCAGTATTATTATGGCACAATGTGGTATGTTTGTTCCAGCCACATCATTTATTTATTATCCATACAATGCATTATATACCAGAATATCCGGCAATGATAATATATTTAAGGGGTTGTCATCATTTGCACTTGAAATGGTTGAATTGAATTCTATATTGAAGAGGTCCGATCCAAGAACATTGGTTATTGGTGATGAAGTATGCCGTGGAACAGAACATATATCTGGTAATGCATTGGTGGCTACAACAATTATTAAATTAGCAAAGACACAATCAACATTTATTTTTGCCACTCATTTGCATGACATATCAACACTAGATGAAATTACATCATTGAAAAGTGTTAAATCATTTCACCTTAAAGTTGAATATGATGTGAAGAATGATAAATTGATTTATAATAGATGTCTAACTGAAGGAGCAGGAGAAAAAGTATATGGTATTACAGTAGCAAGACATATTATTCATGATATTGATTTTATTGATACTGCTATGACAATTAAAAATAAATTACTAAAACAATATGATTCAATCATGCCTAATAAAACATCAAAATATAATAGAGAAATGTATGTTCATGAATGCCATGTTTGTAAAAAACAGAATGAAGTATGCCATATTAGCCCTTTAGAAACTCACCACATAAATTATCAAATGGATTGCAAAGATGGTTTTTCCAAAAATAAACCACATATTGGAACCAATCAACAAGCTAATTTGATTGTATTATGTAATGAATGCCATGATAAAATACACAACGGTAAATTAATTATTGATGGTTATGTTATGACATCAGCAGGTAAAAGTGTTGTTGTTCATGAATTAGATAACGACACAAATAAAAAGATTAAATCCAAATCTGGTTCAAAATAATAAACAAATTTAAGAAGGTCTTAGATTAACAATAGATAATTGTTTATGTTGTATGATATCGTCATTAGATGGTTGTGATTTGAAATAGCATTTAACATTGGTAATATTTTTATTAATTATTTCCAATGCAGTCTCGATTTTTGATGTGCAGTCTTCAATGGTAGGGCCACATGTTTCAATTTTGTATTTTGAAGGGGCTTCAAAGTAGATTTTAAATGGTTGTTGAATCATATTGTTTGTTAAAACATATTTCAATTTGGCCAGAGAATCGGAATCAAAAATAATTAAATCAAAATCTCTTTTCATGTGCATGTCGGTTGACCTTGTTCTTGCTTTTACATTTAATTTAAAATTTGCAATTTCTTCCGGATATGCACCACGAAATGTTCTCACAAAGATTGATGGATCTTCTAACACCGCATTGTAGAATTGTGTAATATTATCCGTTTGAACATCTGGTTTGTCTTTCTTGGACTTGCTTGTCTTGGACTTTTTTGTTTTGATATTATTTTTATTCTTTGTATCTTTTAGTGTTTTTGTTCTTTCAACATGTTTATCATTATCATTATTTTCATCTTCATCTTGTTCTTCATCTTGTTCCTCATCTTCAGAATTTGAACCATCATCATATTCAATTGCATGTTCATTAAACTTGCATGCGGAACCATCATTGTAAATAATTGCAGGGTCTTTCATAAATTGGTGAAATGTATGAGCCATAACATAATCATGATCTAATCCAGTAATTGCAATCATATCAAGAGACAAATTAAATAATTTTTGTTTTCTTTTAAATAATGCCAAAGCATCTTCTCTGTCATTATGGAGTTCATCTTGTCTGATTTTTTTGTAACTTAAATTAACCCTATTATTTGTTTCTTCAACAGCTAACACAATAACCGGATAATAAGTTCCATGTGTAAATATCTTTTCTGGTTTTACATCTTTTCTACCTTTTCCACGACCTTTACCTTTGTGTATCTCGGTGGAAATTATAAATCCATCCATATCATTATATTCAACTAAATTACAATAAACACCATATTCGGTGATATTATTGAGTGTAACAATGACAATGTCATTTTCTTGCGGATATTTTTTATGGTAATAGTATGGCATGATTCAATCAAGAGCTACTAATAAATAAATATGTGGTATTTTGTAACCATTAATATTTCAATTTTTTTTTGATAGTTATCTATTGTATTTTTAAAATAAACATCTGTTTTTCGGACAATATTAGAATCATTGATTGTGGCAAATCATGTGGATATACCATATAATCATACCTATCATGTTTCATTATATTTTCTACCACAGCATTTTCCTCAATGATATAGTTAATATTTGCCGTTTTATTGGTTCTTTGTGCATATGTTTCCACTGTTCTAATAATAATTTACTAGGAACACCAATAAGTATTTTATCTGAATTTATTTTTTGTGCAATCCATAATGAAATTAAAGTTTTTCCAGTTCCACAAGGTATTATTAATAACCCATTCTGATGAGCGCACAAACTCTATTCTTGGCTAGAATTTGGCACGAGTGTTGTACAGGTATGTTGTCTGATAACATATGCCAACCTGCGCGTCACAGGAATATTCACGCGTGTTTCTAAAAAGTGCGCAACGGATGGGCCAGTTGGCGATGGACTGGAATCATCAACAATATTTTTATCATAAATTCTTATTGTTTCAATTAAACCATCAATTTCATTTTTTGATAAAATTTTATATTTGACATTATTTTTATCAAAAAATGGAATTATCAATTTAACTATTTCTTTTTTATAAAATTCAATACCAGCATTAAATTTTACATGTAGATTTAATTTATTGAAATAATGTTGTAATTGTTTTTCTGTTTTATTTAATATTGATATCTCTATTTCAAAAATCATAATATAAGTTCCTCTTTTAATTTCACTTGTTATATATGTTTGTTCTCTGTCAATAATATTTAATGTTTTTCCCAATTTAAAAGCATCATGCATATCCCAATATTCATTAGTTCTTATATAAATATAACCAAATTTCATATGATTTTTGTATTATCATATAATTAAGTTAAAAATTAATAAATCAATTTTTTAATAAAATAATCAATGGTACGACAGAAATATAATTACCACCCATATGTAGTTCTTCCAAACTATGCAACATGCCAAACCATTCTGGAATATCACAAATATTGTTATGTGATAGCATTAATGATTTAAAAACATTGTTGATATACTGTGAAATGATTAATAATTGTCTAGATGTAACATTATTTGTCTTATTTTTAATTTATTGTTTCAATGAAACTTGCACAACACCATATATTGGTGATATAACTTGATGAATATTATACACTTGATTCATGTATATATAATATATTTATTAATAGGTTGATTAAATTGTTGTAATTTCAAATTGTTTTAATGCAATTTGAAAGAGATAAAAAATAAAAAAAACCAAAATTTACCCAATCTAAACATTTTCAAATATAATCAAAATCCAACATATCTCATTTACTTCATCATCAATCAATTTATATCTAACATTCCAACCATCACAACCATTATATTTCTCAACATGTTGAATGAATGCTTTAAGAAACCAAATAAATTCAATATTATAAACATGTCTTCTAGCAATAGTATTCAACAATACTCTTTGATTTGACTTTATTGTAAATCTCGTTGATTCTGTTGTGTGGCGCCATGTAATATCTTCAATATTGTATCCTCCAACAACATACTGGTATCTTGCAAGGGATGACTGTGTAGCTAATATTAAATTATCAATATTTGTCTGTTTGATTGGTTCATAAAATAAAAATTCATATGTTAGTAGTTCTTTATAAATCCTACTTTGTGGCATAATTTTATTAAACATATCAATCATACTTGATTTGTCGGTATTTTCTGTGATATTTTCATTAATATATTTGGCAATACTTGAATCATCCATATCGAAATTGTAATTTAATTTATATTTAGTTTGCATTGTGTTATATTTATCATAAATTTCTTCCATCTGTTGTAAATTTTGTTCCAGATTAATTTTATATGCTTTTAACATTTCATCAATTTGTTTATCCATTTATAATCTTATTTATAAATCAAGTTTTTATATCATATTAATCAGAACATGATGATGCATCCGAATCATCACTTGTATCATGTTTAACATTAGTTTTTTTGGTTGCTTTACCTTTGGCTTTTGGTTTAGACTTGGATTTACCAATTGTTTCAACTTCATATAGTTGATTATCAGTATTTTGTTTTAGAATTGATATTGTTAGAATTACACTATTTGGAACATCATAATCAACATATTTATGTGTTAAACGATTATCATTAATTAATTCTGTTAATTGCAAAATTACAGATTGTTTATTGACAGTATCTTTAATATTTGTATTAACATATTCTTTCATTTTTTCTAATTTTTGATTTGTTTGTAGCCGTGACCATTTGCGTCTCAAGGTGCATTCATCTTGTTTTTTATATAAATCTTCCAATTTAGATTGTGTTTTTTGTTCATTATTGTTATCGACATTACCTTGCAACATATGTAGAATTACTCGAATATCCGATTTGCGGGTTTCATCGGTTGTATCTTGTAGTTCCAAAGCAAACCTGTGAATTTTGTTTTCTTTTATAATGTCTTCAATAGAATTATCTGGATTAATCAAGTTCATTGTGATAGTGTATGTATATATCATATTATCATGTAATGTTTATATTTCAATTTTTTTGGTTGCATAAAAATATATAGTAAGTCTAATATTATAGCACATGAATACAAAATATATCACATATATCATGATTGGCTTGTTAGTATGTTATGTGGTGGCATATAATTTATATAGTAGTTCATCAAAACAGTCAAATCAAACTATTCAAACTATACAACCTGATCAAGCAAATAAAACAGTTGAACAACAACCAAAACAAATACATAACAAATTAAAAAATTGCATGAAATATGATGAAATTAATGAAGTTATAGATTTTGTGCAAGATTTATACATTTATAATCAATCTGCTTATGAAGAAATGAATGATAATATTAATATATTTTTTGAACAATATGAAGAAAGTGTTATTGATAATTCTATGGCATCTGAAAAATATAATGATATGATGATTATTGAGAAAAAAATATTAAATGCATTACAATCAATAGCATATTCAATTGATGAATTAAATTTTGCAATGTTAGATAAGATTGATAAGAGTATTAAAATGATTACTGATATATTGGATAAATATTTAGTTAAAACAGAAATATTGTATAAACAACATTTGAATACATATGGTTATGATGTTAATACAAGAGCATTTGATAAAAATATGTTAGCAATGGATATAAATTTTTATGATAAATATTACGATTTATCGCAATAATTCTGATTTGGCGGCATAAATGTTAGATGCATTAGGTAATGCTATAGTAGATATATCAGATACAGGATAAATTGTATATTTATTATTTCTATGTGTTTCAAGAAAATTAGTTATTTTATCCTTTGAGTATTCTTTTTCAAATGTTTTAATTATTGTGCCTTGTTCATTGAATAATATTTTGCGGGTGCCGTACTTGTGACTCAATGGATTTTTATAATGACATATTTGATAAAATGAATGTTGTTGTGATTTAGGATTATATTTATATTCTGTTTCCTTGCTAATAAATTTAATATTTTGCATATATTTATGATGATATATTTTTATTGCTTATTACGATGCAATACAAACAATAATAATAACAAACCAAGCATTAACACTGTTAAACCCACAAAAAATATTCTATGATTTTTTGTTATAGTTTCAGTTGTGTATGTTGTATATGTCGGTGATCTAACTTCTCCATACATATCACCCCATGATGATGTAAAACCATTTGATACATCATATAATGTGTATTCATGTAGTGATTTATATGGCTTTGTAGTACGGGTTGTCATAGTGGCTAATTTTGCTTCAGCATTTTGTTTGCCAAGTTGTTTCTGTTTTTCTTTTTCTAATTCAAAATCAACATCAAATGCTTTTGGACCTTGTATTTTATTAGGCAATAAGGATGTAGCCATATTTGTTTATAAAATAAAAATTGATAAATATATTGTTAAGAATTATATATTATACAAATATATAATACTATTAATGTTGCAAATGATATGTTCTTGTGGTGAAATCCTCGGTAATAAAGAAATATTGTATGAAGAAAGAATGAGTAATGCATGCAATATAATTGGCATGGATTTTAATGCACTGTCTCTTGGTGATGTTGATTTAAATGATGAATATAAGAAATTGAGACAGGATGTTATTAATGATTTATGCAGAAGGTATTGTTGCAAACAAAATATGATGAATTATTTGGATTTGGTATTGATGATTAAGTAAATTATTTTATTGGTAATTTAATTATTGTTTTTGTTTATTAAACAATTCAATTATTGTTTTTAGATTTGCAGAAGAAATGTTCAAATTTATTTTAATCATTTCTCCTCTCAACAAATTAAAATAATTCAATTGAATTGTTGCATCATCATTGATATCATGGTAAATCAAATTATAAGCCAATACTTGTAAAATATGTTTGAGTGTAATTTCTGTTGTGCATTTAACTTCCCAAATTATATTCTTTTCATTTATATTTTCCAATAAATCAATTTCTCCATGGATATCCCATTTTGCAACATATAAATTGTGTTCAATAAATTTATGTGGTGATTTAACAATATAATTATTCATTTCATCAAACAATTTATCAAAATGAACAAGGATATGTTTAAATTTCTTTCCATTATTGGTAACATGAAAATAATGTTGTGTATCAAGTGCATACAATAAAACCATCATTTTAAACATATATCTTTTAATTTTATTTGAATCGGTGCATGATAAATATTTATCATATATCGTATTTAATTCACCTCTTTTTAGCAATATAAAAGATTTATAAAAGCCATCATTAACAATTGTATGCAAAGATAATTCATGATTTCTTGAAAATTTTTTCTCAATTACATCAACAATATGTTTATCAATGGTTGATTTTTTATCATCAAAATATGCCCATGTTAAATAATTTTTATTATCAGTAAACCAATCAACAACTGATACTGGAATATCTGTAATAATATATTTTGAATTAATAATATTTTCAATATCATTGTATCTCTTTTTGGTTATATTATGTTTGATACAATAGTATGCATAAAACAAATTTTCCACATATCTGCCTAAAAATATACTTGCATATTGTTCTAAATCAGAATATTTATTTTTATATATTGGAGTAATTATTTTTTCATATTTACCACATATATTTGCCAATATATCAAGTGTTTCTTCATTCATTTTATCAATCAATTTTGTAACTCTTTTTTCATTATTCATCAATCCAACATAGGGTTTAATAGGTTGGAAATTAAACATTTCTTTAAACTGGTCACTAATTTGATACAAATATTTTGGTATGTATGAGAACCAATGATTTAAATTGAAATATGTTTTACCACTTTGAACATTATTATTGTATTTGGAAAATATAACCATATTATTGATAGCCCTAGAGCACACAACATACAATAAATATTGGTCATTATTGTGTTTCTCTTCATCAAACATTCTTTTGTTTATCAAACATGTATCTGCATCAACAATAATAACATATTTCCATTCTAAACCTTTTGAACCCATATATGTTAGCATATTGATATACCCTTTTTCTGGCATGTAAGCAACACTATTTGCTGAAATTTCATCTGTGGCTTCTTCATAGAATTGTTTAAATTTAATATTGGCTTTGTATAAAATATTACTGACCAAACATAAACCATGTGATTTACCATATCCTCTCATTTTGCCTCTTGTTGGTGCTAATATGGCAATATCACTCAAATCAATATTTTGGTTATCTGCTTCTGTAATTATATTTAATAATATTGTTTCAAATTCATAATCATTTTCGTGAAATACAATACATGGTTTTAAATTTTCATTATCATCTTCCTTAGCACATATAATATCAGTAGTAGCACTTGGTCTTAAATATTTGCTAAATTCAATAATTGGTCTTTGTGATCTAAAATTGTGTGTTAAAACAAACTTTTTAGCTTCAAATTCAACAAAATATTTATCGCTTGATTTTCTAAATTGATAAATATTTTGATTAGGATCACCAACAAAATTCAATATGGTTCCCAATCTTTGTTTCATTAATTTGAAAATTGTAAATTGAATTTCATTTAAATCTTGTGCTTCATCAATATATATGGATTTTATACATGATAATTTTGCATTATTCATTAACTCTTCTATCGGTGAATTTTCCAAATATTTCATAAATCTATATGACAACAATGACACATCAATTTCATTATTTGGATCAATTAACATCTTTGCAAAACTATCAATTGTTTTAACATAATCAACATTGATGTTTATTGCATTGTATTTTTTAATCTTTATTATAAAATCATCTCTTGTAAATCTGGAAAATGTTAGCATAATTATATTATTATTCTTATATAACCCAGATTTAATACAATTGTTAATCCTTGCAATAATACATTTTGTTTTACCAGAACCGGCACATGCTTCTAATTTTGTATCATCGATTCCATCATAATTTATATATAATTTTTGTTCATCTGTCAGTTCAGACATATGATTATAATTGTTATATGTTGTTTAAGTGTTCATGTAATAATAAAAATTAATAAAAATTGAATAAGTTATTTATTCACATAAATATACAATTATACTTTATTTATTACCAAGTATGACAGAGACAAAAAGTAAAATTTCATCAATATTGAAATCTCTTGAAAATTATAATAATGAATATCAATTTGATAAATTGGATGATATTGTTACAAACATCAACAAAGGATTAGATCTTGAACATAGACAAGTTAGGAAAATCATTTGTAAATATTGTAATGTAAATTCTAATGGATGCATTGTGTTTGATGTAAAAAATGCTTCAAATATGGATTACAAAACTATCAAAACAAATATCGATGAATTTAAATTGAAAAAACCTATTCAAGCAAGCCAACCAACACAACCCAATAAACCTATTGTAACAACAATGGTCAAGAAAAAGGGTTTTGGTGTGATTGTTACAAAGGATTTTGATGATAATATTGTGAATAAGGATACTGTTGATGTTAAAAAAGAAATTATTGTGAAAACAACTCCAATGCCAGTAAAAAAAAGGGGTTTTGGCGTGATTGTAAAAAATGATTCTGATGAAAAAACCAGTGTGCCAATAAAACATGTAAAAGATACATTTGTTGATAATCAGAATACATATGTTTATCCAATTGAAAAATTTGTAACTAAAACAAGATATGAACCAAAAGGAACACAATGGTTCCATGATGAACAAGTTGATGATGTATTAGATGATGATGCCCAACATAGAAGAAGAGTATTTGATAATTTGATGTCAATTGAATATCCACCACAGAGGTCTCCAGAATGGTTTAAATTGAGAGAAAATGCAATTACTGCAAGTGATGGAGGTTGTTTGCTTGGTTTGGATCATTACAGTTTGCCATACACATTTATTTTAAAAAAATTAGGTTTGAAACCATTTGAATCGAATATTAATTGTTATCACGGAAAGAAATATGAATCAATAGCCACAATGATTTATGGATATAGAAAAAATGTTAAGGTTGAAGAATTTGGTTTGGTTGTTCATCCAAAGTATTCATATTTAGCGGCAAGCCCAGATGGAATTGTTGGAATGTATAAAGCAGATGGCATACATTTAACAAGTGAAATTGGAACTATGTTGGAAATTAAATGTGTAACTCAAAGAAAGATTAATACAACAGGTCCAGTTTTTGGAACAATTTGTCCAGAACATTATTATGTGCAATGTCAATTACAAATGGAAGCATGTAATTTAGATAAATGTGATTTTTGGCAATGTAAAATAGTTCAATATATGGATAGAGATGATTTTATACAAGATACAAAACAAAATGAACCATTCATATCAATATCAACTGGTTTGGAAAAGGGATGTTTAATTCAATTGATGCCATTGAACCACATTAAAAATTATATTAATGATGATAATGTAATTGACCACAATAAATATAACACAGCGGTATATGATGTAACCAAATTTATATTTCCCCCTAAAGTAGAAATGTCACCACTTGACTGTGATATATGGATTGCCGAGACATTACAAGATTTGCATAATACTTATCCAGAATATTGTTTGGATCGTGTGTTTTATTGGAAATTAGAGAAATCACATTGTGAGCCAATTTATAGAGATAAAAAATGGTTTGCCGAACAATTGCCAATATTTACAAGGTCATGGCATAATATTGAGATCTTGAGAACAGATAAAGAAAAAGCAGATTTGATTGTTGAATATATCAGAACATTTCCACAAAATACTAAATCACATGCAATTAATGATACAATTATGCAAGCAATCGATGATTTATGTAATCCACCAGATGACATAAAACTATATAAAGAATATAGCAAAAAAATACAAAAAATACATACTGTAATAGGCAATAAGAATTAAAGTTTTTGTTCAATTTTGTTGAAAAATGCTTCAACAATTAAACTTGGCTTAGTTGGAATATATCTTGATGCCACATGCTTGAAAAACATAAATTCAATAAATCCAACAATTATGAATGTTATGGTATTTTCTGTTAATATTTTTTTTATTGGAACACATTGATTACACTGTAGTGATAATAAACTAAACAACAATACAACAAAAATTAATGCCCCAACATTGGTCATTATCAGTGATCTAAATAACCATTTATTGTGCATTTCTACAGTAGCATCAGTTTTTGAATACATGTCTTTTAATTTTTGTAATTCTGGACTAGCTGGTTGCCCAGAGTTATCTAATCCTAATTTATTTAATGCATTACCAATGTTTGATGAAATTTCACTATTCAAACTTTGTTTTTCTATTTTTGATACATATATCATGAAGAACAATGCCAAAATGGTAAAAAGTATTACCACATGAACAGAAATATTTAATGTCATTGGCATATATGATGCTGGACGATTACAATTTTCCATTACTATAATATTATGTTAGAAACAAAAGAAATAGTTTCAATCATTATTATAGTGATATTAATAGCCACATATTTGACAATATTTTATTTCAAATATGGTACAACTATAGAAAAGAATGTTGTTGTGGAACAAGTTAATTATATTGTGGATGATTTTACTAAGGATTTGTCTTTGGTATCACCACAACATTTGGCTGATCTTAAAGATTTTGTCCGTCAAGTTAAAAGACCAAATATGGATGAAGAGGATGCAAATGCAGAAGCACATAATAAAGCAATAGAACAACAATCAATGAAAATTATATTTGTGGCTTGTGCTATTGGTATTGTTATTTCATATTTAGCATCAAAACACTATAATTTTAGTATTGTTGAATTGATGAAGAAGAATTTATTATTATTGGCATTTATTGCCGCAACAGAAATATCATTCTTGATGGTTTTTGCAAGGAATTATATGTCCGCTGATCCAAATTATGTTAAATTGGTTATTCTAGATAAAATATCTTGATGTGTGCAAGTATATTAGGTTGGTGTGATTATTAAAAAATTGATAAAATGACTATCATATAATATATCACATAACAACATATAATACATCATGCCAAGAACAACTAAAAAAAAGACTTTAAAAAAGGATAAAGCAAAAAATAATATTATTATGTATTCGAATGAACAATATGATAAAAAACATTATATATTAGCCAAATTTAATACTAATAATGACACATATTATAGGGATCCATACGGATTTATTTTAGATAATTCCGTTAAAATTGTTGGTTATTGGAATATATTGGATAATGGAGAATATGATTATGTGTTTGATATTGATGTTAAACAAACTACTCATAGGATGATTGAACAATATAAATCATGGAAACATAATAATTTTAACAATGGTGTCAAAAAATATGTTCATACAATATAATTTTCGCAATAATATTTATTAATGAAAGATATAAATAGCGTTGAATCAGAAGATATAAAAGCATATGATGAAAAAGATAAAAGATGTGCTCCACATGTTAATCACGAAGATGGTTCATGTTTTGATATTGAAACATTAGTAGCAATGGCTAATGCATATAATAGTGAAAAACCAAAGAATCCAATAAAGATGTTTGATAATTATGAAATGATGAATCCAAAGAAATATAAGAGACATTTAGTTAAGGAATTTAATATGAGACATAAAGATATACCACAAAGAGAGTGGATAACATTACCATTTATGAAAAATGTGCCAGAAGATGATAAAGAAAAAATATCAAGAAGGACATTTAGGCCAAAAGGTCCAGAAGGTAGATTTGAATGGTTAAACACATTGCATATTGATAATGTTATGAAACAATATGAAGAGAAATACAAAGAATTTGCGTTTTTAGGAACAGTTCCAATTGATTTTGATGATTTTGATAGATATGGAATTAAAAATATTGATTATCTTGATTTGATTAAGAAAGGAAAAACTAAATATGGTGTCATATTTAATTTAGATAAACATGATATGAAGGGGTCTCATTGGGTATCACTTTTTGCCGATGTAGAGAAGGGGGCTGTATATTTCTTTGATTCAATGGCGTTTAAACCAGAACCAGAAATAAGAAAACTAATTAGGAGAATTGCGCGGGTGAGTGAATCAGAAATGAATGTTGATAGTGAGAATCTCATCATGAATTATAACAAAACACAACATCAATTTGAAAATTCAGAATGTGGGGTTTATTCAATAAATTTCATATTAAGAATGCTAAGGGGAGACTCATTTGAAGAAATTTGCGAATCAAAAATTCCCGATAAAAAAATTAATAAGTGTAGAAATGTTTATTTCAACAATCCAAAAATTAAATAACAATGTACTTTTCAAAAAAGATCATCATATCACTGATAATTTCATCCATTGCCATATTTGTTATACAATGTCCATTTAGAACGCCATATTTGAATCCTGATTTATTCACACATATTGTTCCATGATAATTGGGTGTATATGTATCTCCATATCCCGATGTTTTAAATAATGTTAATTCATAGGTATCATTTTTAAATACTATTATACATGATGATTCATAATTAACTATTGTGTAATCTGAATATAAATTTGACAGAGATAAACAGTATTCATTGTATATGTTAATTAAATCTTGTTTTTTATCATTATCTTTAAAATTATCATTTATGTATTTGATATATAATGCCCTTTGTTTGCTATCTGGAACAGTTTTTGAATAATCAAGAACATATTTGATATAATATCTATACAATTCCGTAACCTGTTCTTTTATTGTTAAGTTTAATTTGTTAATATTTCTACAGTATTCATCATATTTTTCTCTATTTTTTGCATACAATGGAAACAAATTAATATTATTATCAATGTAACTTTTTATGTCCGGTTTTAAATTAACATTATCTAAATTAATTAATTCTGTGGCCAATTTTATTATTTTATTTCGTTCATTCCGCAAAATAGGCAAATCATAGAGTGTATGTAAGTCATCAATTTGCTGTGCCTCATATTTCACCTTTTTATAATCAATGTTGTTCATATGCGACATTATTTGTTTTATATGTATCTCCATATGATGATTCGAGCTTTTATTATATATATTTTATAAGTATTATTTTATTCAATTATTTTATTCAATAAAATAAATTAATCCACCATATATTGTTCAATGAATCCCAAGATATCATTTACTATATTATCCATTATTCTATTTTCTCCATGTTTTCCATAATTAACACCATATTCAACACCAGTTATAATATTTTTCAAAGAAGCATAATATTTCGGGCATATGACTCTGGTATTCTTTCATTGTAGCCGAGTGTTAATTCATATGTATTATTTTTAAACACAATTTTATTGCACAGTTCAAAATAAACAATAGAATAATCCAAATATAAATGTGATAATGATAGACAATAATTATTGTATATATCTATCAATTCATCTTTTTTATTTGAATCCATATTTGTATTGATTATATATTTGATATATGATTCTCTCATTTTTCTATCGTGTAATGTTGTTGAATAGTCGAGAATATATTTGATATAATATTTATATAATTCTGTGGCTACATCTAACTTTGTTAAATTTAAATTTTTAATATTAGTACTATATTCATCATATTGTCTCCTATGTTCTGCATACAAAGGAAACAAATTAATATTATTATCAATGTAACTTTTTATGTCCGGTTTTAAATTAACTTGTCCAATGGTAACCATTTCTGTTGCCAAACGAATAACTTTAGCTTGTTCATTTTTCACAATTTCTACTTTGTATGTCGTAAATGAATCAAATAATTGTAAAGCTTCTTGTCTTATTTTACAACGATCTATATTTGCCATATGTAAAGCCATTTTATGTATATATGCTTCAATCTGATATTGACAATTATATTATTATGATTCATATTTGACAATTATTATGTTATTCAATTTTATTGTTTTGCTAACTACTCAATTATAGCTAGTTAAAATATTATCATAGCTTCGTCAAATCATAATTATTTATTCATTGTTAGTTTTAGTCCTGATTTGCAATCATAACTAACTAATTATGACCATCTAACTATAATTTGTCAAAGTATTCATTTCATTCTCCACACAACCAATAGTGAAAGAATAGTATGTTTGCATTAAATTATTTAGTGTTACCAAATCGGCTGGTGGGGATGTTTGGTTAGAATCATTGGCCAGATCATAAGCCGTATCGGTTATTGTACCACCTGACACAACTCGTTTTATGATAGTTATTTGTGTGCCATATTCATCATATAATACGGGTGTCAATCTGGATAGTTTGCTTAGATGGGAATTTTGAAAAACCCTGCTATTCTTGTGTGCCTTCCACATAACACAATTTGGTCCTGCATCTTGGACTGGATAGATAACAAAAGATAAATCATTTATATTTGTGCCTGTTGAGAATATTTTTGATGAAGATAATTCTTCAAATCTAACAACAAGAAATTTACGGCGATCTAAATCAACCTCATCGGCTGTCGTAATCATGTAATAAGTATCACCTGCTGGTGGAGATGGTGGAACATGAATCAGATATGTTCTGGGTAGATAGACATAATCAAGATTGATATATTTAACATTTTCAAATCTTCTTGCAATTATAGGAAGAGTTGATTGAACACCACCAAATGATGTTGTAAAATTAAATGGACTTGGATAATATTTGGTAGCACGGTCAATACTGCTTATATATACATCATATTCAACAATATGTTCTGCTAATAGTGAATCACCTAAATTATTGTGTAAAACATTGTTTTTATTTGAAAAGTCTTGTCGATCAATTAGTGGTGTGTTTTGTTTGAAACTTTGTTGCATTGGATAATAATTATATTTTGCAATACTCTGAGAATATCCTGATTGGCCATGCATGGTGTATATTATTATGGCAATATAAAATAATATGCGTTATAAATTTCACACAAAAAACTTTGAGTAATAATATAGATAATGGAGGTGAAAAAATATTTTTTTTCCAACGATAATCTAATATCTTTATCAAAAAAGTTGGAAGAAAAATTAGATATTAAGGGTCGTAATGGAGCCACACAAGCATGTAGTGAATTATTAAAATCACAGATGCCAATAATATTTGAAAATAGCGGACATATGTTTTCAAAGGGAACAGTTAAACAAGTTTTAAAATATTTAGGAAATAAAAGTATAGACCATTGTGCAAAAATATATAATGACAAAATTGGCAGAAAAGGTAGTCAATCTGCACCATCACGAGGCACTAAAAGGAACACCGGAATGTTAGGAATGATGGAAAATGTTGGTGGAAATTATGCACCAATTGCACAAGGTTCCGGGGAATACATAACGGCCAGTGGTGAAATGGGTGATAAATTCTTGTTGGGAGTAAATCAATCTGACTATATGCAATATGGAGATAAAAAACAAATTACAAATGAATTAGAACAAAGAATGTTAGAAAGGTCGGCACAATATGCTAATGGGGGTGGTATTGGTATGCAACAATCAATGGGAGGTGGCATTGGTATACAACAACCAATAGGAGGTGGTGGCAATGGACAGTTGCCTTTTGATCCATCATTGTTTTCTTTGGATGGGGGGCCTAGAAGAAATACTCAACAACAACAACAACAAGTCCAACAAAATGATGGTGGTATGGGTGGTATGGAAGGATTTAGTAATATAGATCCAATGATGATGCAACAAATGATGTTTCAACAAGAAGGGCAACAGAGTTTTCCAATGGGGCAACAATCATTTCAATATCAACCACAACAAGCACAATCACAACAATCATTTCAGTATCAACCACAGATACAACCACAACAAGCACAATCACAACAATCATTCCAGTATCAACCACAGATACAACCACAACAAATGCAAATGCTACAACAACAACAACCACAGCAAATGCAACAACAACAAATGTCACAAATAAGTCCTATGATGATGCAACAATTCATGCAACAAATGATGCAAATGATGTCTGGTAACAATGCACAAAATTTTATAATGGGCGGTAGGGATGGGGATCCAGAAATAGAAGCCAAAATCAAGGAACTTGATGACATTACGTCAAATATAAATGATAAAAAAACAACAATTGCCAACAAATTGGGATTAAATCCACAAGATTTGTTAAATATGTCCATCAATGATATTGATGATTTTATATCAAAAACCAAAAATAGCAAGAGTAGTAAAAATGATAATATTGATAAACCAACCAAAGCAAGTAAAATGATGAAAATATTAACAGAATTGAAGAACAAAAAAGCACAACAAAAACAAGCATTAGCCAAAGCAGTTATAAGTGATTCTGATAGTGAGTCAAGTGAAAGTAAAGATAATAAAACAACAATGACAAATAAATCGAGTAAATCGAGTAAATCTAATAAATCAACTAAATCAAATAAATCCACAAAAACCAATAAATCAAATAAATCTAGTAAATCTAAAAAATCCGAATCAGAATCTAGTTCAGATTCAGAAACAAGTTCAGAAACAGATTCACCACCAACTCCACCACAGAAGACAACAAAAGTAAAATCAACAAAAACTATAAAGAAAGACAAAAAGGTAAATATTAAAGTTGATTGTAGTGAAGTATCGGAAGTAGGATTTTATAATGATTATTTGATAAGTTTGAATGACTATTATAATGAACCATTGGATAATGTTACGGATATTAAAATAGCAAATCATACAATATCAAGTGAGCATCATCATATAGATAATTCATGTAATATTTTATCATTAATTTATGACAATAAAATCAAAACATTAGAAATACCAGATGGTTCATATGAAATTAATGAATTAATTGACATGATTAATGATGTATTTAAAGATGATAATATTGATATAGCAATTTCATTAACAAATGATAACAAAATAATTATTAGTAATGACAATAATGAAAATTTTGATATGGATTGTTCAAAGAATTCCATAACAAAAATTTTAGGATTTACAAATAATAATTATTTCAATGATAATAAATATTGTTCTGAATATTGCCACAAATTGATGCCAAAAACAATATATTTGTATATTGTAAATATATCAAAAACAAAACCATATGCTTGTATTAAACCAAGTGGTAAATTAGAATATAAAATGAATACAATAATTACTCCAATACCAACTTTAAAACATTTGTTGTTGCAATTTAAAGATCGTGAATCAGAATGTAATGACACAAATAAAAAAGATTTACATAATTTTGGAAATATAAATCATATTATTGAATTTGAAATAAGTTGTTCTTAATCATCTCCTTCTATCATTGGTATTGGAATCAATTTATCAATTATATAAGTATTTTTATCAAGTTTTTTAGGTAAATCATCAATATAGCCAATTTTACCTAAAGCATATTTTAATTCAAAATCATAGACAACACCGGTCTCAGGATTATACCAATAATTTTTGGCTTTTGAATATTTCATAACTTCAGCATTATCATCAGTTAATTGTTTGGCAGCTTGTATTTTGAGAACTTTAATTCTGATTGTTTTGGAATCAACATTGTTACTTCCATTGTTCATTTTTAAATCGTCTTGTAAATCATCCTTATAAGCAGGGGCTACATGTTGTTCAAATAATGATGGTTCATCAAATTGGAAACATTTTAAATCTTCAACAAGTGCATTGTGTGATTTATTCAAATTGCAATCAATGGCGGCTTCTTTTATTGCATCTAAAAATGATTGCAATAAACCTTCCTTGCCTCTTGCTAAATCCTCTATTCTTTGGTCGGTTGTCCATGCACCACTTTTGCGAACTGATTTGTATCTATATATCTCAACCACTCTTTCTTCTTTTGGCAAAAATTTATGACTACACATACGAATGGCTCTTCCTATCATTTGTATCATACGAACTTCATGCCAATATGGTTCAATAAGATGCACTTGGCGGATATTATGAACTTGGATACCTTCGGCACCAGCAGGAGAAATCATAATAATTTTACTTAATTTGCCATATCTGTTGTCATAACTATTGAAATCATCTTTAATTTTAGATCGTTGTTTTAAATCAATACCACCATGATATTCTGAATATCTATAATAATCATTACCACCCTTATCATCCATTGATGATGCAAAACCAAATGCTTTTAAATATATTTTAAATATTTCTAACCCTTCACCAGATACATAATTTGAATAAACTAATACAGGACCAGCAGATTTTAATATATTGAAAACAACATATAAAAATTTTGCAGAACACATATGTAACATTTCATATGTTTTTGATTTTTTCTTTTCATTTTTACTGAATTCGTCATAATTATTTTTGTATTTATCATGATATGATTTTACATCATCTTGTAGCGTGTGTTTATTTTTGCCATCTTCATTGATTTTTTCATTAACATACTCTTTGAATGTATTAACATAGTTTGCTATTGCTTCAATATATCCAACTGCATTATAATATTTTGTATTGCTTTTATCATCCGGTTTATATTTCATACTTAATAGTGCTTCAGCTTCTTTCTCTGTTATTTTAAAATTAGTTGGTCTTGGTCTTGATTCACCAGTCATACCTTGTTTCATTAAAGGAAATACAAAATTGCATGATTGACGAGTATATGAACTGTATGTTGATGCACCACCGTTCCCCCTTCTTTTTTTAAACATATCATTTTCTATTCTTTCAAAATATCCATAAACATCACTTTGATAATCAGACATTTCAACATCAATATATTGTGGAGTTTCTTGTTTGGCAAAATAATCTGGCGTGGCACCAATATAATATGATACAAGCCCTAATATGCGTCTTTGAAAATTATTCTTTTTGGATGGATTTAATGTTTTGTATGAACCAGTTGATACATATTCTTGCATAAATTGTGATTCACTTTTTGGAAATATCTCTGGACGCAATAGATTGAACAGTAAGGCAAGCTCAAAAGGGGTGTTTATAGCGGGTGTTCCAGATAGGGCTATAACACGCACATTTTCATTTTCTTTTTTTTCTTGCAATATGTGGTCATAAATAGTTAATGCTCTTTTGCTACCAGTTTGACTTGTTAAATTAGAATAAACATTTCTAATAAAATTATGGCATTCTTCAATGATATACAAAGATGTTTTAGCATTATCACTGTTTTTAACTGCTTCTAAGAATTCCCTACCGGCATTAGGAGAATCATATGATATAAATTTAAAGGCGGCTTTACGATATTCACCATCATCAACACTGGCAAAATATTTATTAACTTCTGGTTCCCAAGGATCCTTTTTTAGAGTGGCTTTCAATAGAACAAATACATTTATGTTAGGATTATAAGACAACAACATATTAACTATATTGATAGCACTGAGTGTTTTACCGGCTCCTACTTTGTGATAGATTAGAATATCTTTGTAAATGCTATTGTAATTTAAAAATTGTGTTAGAAATAATTGATATTTATGGAGTTCTATTTTAGCATCTTGTTTTCTGATACAAGGATCATCTTTACCAATCTCAAGAGGGGGCAATTTATATTTTATTCCAAAATTCGCCAAAAGCCATGTTGGAAATAATCTTCCATTAACTTTCAAATCAACATATTTATCTTTATATTTTTTAGCCCCTGTATTCATATATATTATATCAATATTATATTAATATTATTCAAAAAGTCATACTAAAATCTTTAACAAATAAATTTTTATAAGGTTGAAATGTCATATTTGGTTTGTATGGTTTATAGTAATGTTGTTTTTTGTGAATATTTTGTGTATTGTTTGTTTGATGATAATTGATGGTTTAATTGAACATTACTGTGAAGAAATTTGTTTTTATTGTGATTAATCACATATTGTTGCATACATAACATAAAACAAACTGTAAAAGGATTTTGCATATAAATTGATAATATAAAATTATTATCAACATATAAATTTACCAAATAAAAATAAAAATAAAAATAAAAATAAAAATAAAAACTAATCACTTTCATCAACAATTTCATATTCAATATTATCATCATTATCATCATTATCATCATTATCATCATCATAAATACTACACGATTCACTATCAGATGCTTCACCGTAATAATCATTTTCACCTTCTACCTTTTGTTCAATTATAACGGATAAAGTTATCAAAGCACTTTTTGCGGCATTCTGTTCTGCCTTTACTCGTGTATTTCCTTCACCTATGCCAATTAGTTTTCCCGAAGGATCATTAATAGCGATTGAAAAATTGCGTGTTATGCCAGTTCCAGATTGTTGTCCATTATCAATATATTTAGGTTCATTCCACCTAACTTTATGAAAATATTGCATTAGTCTGTCTTTGTAGTTATCATCAGTGTAGATTAATTCTGCAATATCAATTTCTTTTTCAATGATTGATATAATAAAATTTTTACATTCTTCATATGATACTTCTTTGGATAGTGCCCCAATGAATGCTTCAAAAATATCTTCAGTTAAATGAACATTTGTCATTCTTCCATCAACTTGTTCAATATTTCTTGCAATCACTGCATATTTGTGTAATCCAATTTTTTTAGATAGTTCTGATAGTGTATCTGCTTTTTCTAATTTTGTTCTAATCTTTGTTAAGAATCCTTCATATTCCCCTTTGTATCGTTCAAATAAATATTCCGTAAGAACATGATGAATGACTGCATCACCTAAATATTCCAATCTGTCATATGACACATTTTGTAAAGGGAAAATTTTTTGCATCAATAATGAAGATTGCAAAATACTATCATCAATTGGTAAAACATCTTTCAATAATTTTGCTGTTTTTTCATTAATTGTAGCACGAGTCATGTAGGACACATGAATCATAGCTGTTTGGAATAAATCTAAATTTACTACCTTGTGATTCAAATTATATTTCTTAAATACACCATTCAAAAATTCTTTTGTGATTTTAATGTTCTTCTCATTTAGAATGTGCAACTTAAAATCATCATTTTTGAATTGTATTGTTTCCATTATATTGATATATGATATTTATCATATATTTTGTTTAAGTGGTTAATTTATCAAATTTTTTAATTGGTTTGAGTGATTAAATATATTGCACTATAAATTAAATTATTGAGTATCTTTATCATTTTTTGTATTTGTAACTGTTTTAGTTTCTGTAGGTTCCGTATCAATAACAACATCAATTAATTTTGAGTGCGTTTTGTCAAATAACTCATTACCAGAGTTATTAGCAAACTTGTAATTGCTTACTGGTTCAACATTAGCAGATTGTTCTGTTGGTTCATATACCATTGTTAATTTATGATTATATTTCTTTCTACTATTTATCAAGTTCTTTCTATGCATTTCTGGTGTAAGTGTTGAACCCACACAATCAATAATAAAGTCCTTAAATACAGAATCATCCATAACACTTAATTTTGTTGTTTCAAAGAAAAAATTTCTCATATCAAGTAAATTATGAGTCATTGCATAACTGTCATCAATTAATGATTTATATGAATTCACCCTCCCATATACTGTATTAATTAAACAATGTAATATATTCATTTGGAATGAACCAATACGAATAAATGTATCATTATAAGAATACATTTTATAATCAATATATGGTATGGCCTTATTATTATTACAATATATCTTTACAATTAATTCACCATTCAAAAATATTTCAACCCTATTGCCAAAGTATTGAAAGAATGGTTGATATTCAATAAAATGTATATGGCCCAATGGTTTTAACATTGACATTAATTTATGAAAATCCGCTTTGTAATTTGTTGAGATGAATTCATAATAGGGTATTGCAAGATAGTTAAATTTTGTAAAACACCTGCTCTCTCGCAAAAAACAATTATATGCATATGTTCCAAGAACAACTAAAGATGTTTTGTCGAATATAAAAAGGCTGATAACTGCTAATCCACATGTTCTAGATTCCGATATTGGTTGAACAACAATAGGATGTTTTGAATTAGGCAATGGATAATATTTTTCCAATAACATAAATCTTTTTAATCCTTTCAAATCATCTCCCAATCTCCAATAACTAACAAGTGGATCAGTTAAAATTTTTAAATAATCAATATGCATATATACCGTATGAATTAATGTTAAACCACATAGTTCAAATGTTCCCATCTTATTGTAAATATTCTTAGGAACATAAGTAATGTCACAATGCAAAATGTTATTAACAAAAATACAATATGTTTCCGGATGCATTGCTTCTTTACCAATAACACATTTAAATCCACTGTTATAAATTATATTACAAAGTTTCATCATATCAACAATTGGCTCTGGTGAATAAATATCAATATCTGATACTTGTTCTTTTGTGTATATTGCATCACTTTCATTTTTGTGTTTAATCACCATATCTAATGCATACCCACCATAAATTTTTCTATTATTTGTTTTTGCAAAGTTTAAAATGATGGTTTGTATTTGTTTCTTCTCTGCAAGTGTTGGCTCTAAAGCAAGTTCTTGTCGTTTTAAAGATATATCCCGTTGGATTTTCTCAAAGTTGTTCTTGATGGTGGTAAAATCACTCGTATAATAAAGTGCCATATTGTGAATATTGAATCAAATGTATTATATATTTATATATAATGCATTTAATAATCAATTTTTTTATCATTCATTTTACTGATTGGTATGTATATAAATTAAATTTACTTCTTCTTGGACTTGTCTTTCTTCTCCTTGACTGGTTCTTCTGGTTCATTATCTTCATCTTCTTCATCATCGTCATCTGTCTTCTTCTTCTTTGCATTCTTCTTATCCTTTTTCTTTTCATTATCTTCTTCTGATTTCTTTTTTGTCTTTTCTACTTTCTCTGGCTTCTTTTCTTTGACAACCTTTTTCGGTTCTTCATCAGTGTCACCTTCATCATCTGTTTCTGGTTTCTTTGTCTTGGCTTTATTCTTCACAACAACCTTTTCTGGTTCTTCATCAGTGCCACCCTCATCATCTGTTTCTGGCTTCTTTGCTTTACCCTTCTTTGTTTTCTTTGATTCAGATTCATCATCAGAATCTTCTGGTTCTGGCTTCTTTGCTTTACCCTTCTTTGTTTTCTTTGATTCAGATTCATCATCAGAATCTTCTGGTTTGGCCTTCTTTGGTTTTGTTTCTGTCTCATCATCAGAACCACCGCCACTGCTCCTTTCTTTTTCACCAAGAGAATGCAATTGTTTTACTCCTGATACTTCGCGCAAAACAATACCTGATGGTTGTGCAGTGCTGTCATAAATTCCATTGTATGCTACAACGGCCATCTTCTTGGCAAACTTTGTAAATACTGAATCTTGGTCTTCAACAGTAGCATATTTACATTTAATTCCATTACCATAATAATTCTTCATTGTTTCCCACAAATTATTAGGCACCTCCTCATCTGACTTTGCAATATGGACATATCCACCCTTCATAAAACCACCATAAAAAAAGCATACTGAACCCTTAGGGGCCTTTGACTTCTTAGTTTTAGTATCTTTGGACATTTATTGAATTGTTGATTAACTTATATAAAAGCTTATATGTCAAATAGTTTTATATTCAATTTTTATCAATCATTTTTGTTTATTATTATTCATATCCATTATAAATATTATGGATTGATGCAAATTTAATTTTATAGATGATTGTTCATAACAATCATAACAAAATAAACAAATTCAATTATTTTGTATCACCAATCACAATTCCATCAACAACACCACATTCATGAATTCCATTTCTGTATCTTGTTTTACACTTACAACAATGTTCAAAAGCATATTCCATATTGCAACTACAACAATGCTTGCCTAATTGTGCATAATATACTTTTTTGCATTTGCAACAATGTTTTTCATCAAGATGATTATAAATAATATTGCAATTACAACAATGTTGTTTAATAGCAAACTTGCACAACTCTGGTGTTTGCTCCTTGACATGTTTCAATGCATGACCATTTTGCTTAATGGCCAACTCACACAACCCTGGTGTTTGCTCCTTGACATATTGCAATGCATATTCATGATAACCAACAATCACTTTGCATAGTTCTGGCGTTTGTTCCGTTTTGGATAAAATCACACATAAATGTTCTAAAAATGCACTATTGGAGTAAAACATATCATTATTCTTTTCGGCATCAATATCAATATCAATAGCCGACTTGCACAATTCTGGTGTTGGTTCTTTGATATATTTTAGTGCCATATAATTTTGTTTAATAGCCAACCAGACACAACTCTGGTGTCTGGTTTTTGACATATTTTAATGCATTATAATCATGTTCAATGGCAAATTTACACAACTCGGGTGTTGGTTCTTTGATATATTTTAGTGCCATATAATTTTGTTTAATAGCCAAACAGACACAACTCTGGTGTCTGGTTTTTGACATATTTTAATGCATTATAATCATGTTCAATGGCAAATTTACACAACTCGGGTGTT